AAATTCCCTGTCGAGGTGCTGGTTGAATACCTCCAGCTACAGGCCACTAACCAGCTGGGTTCAATTCACTGATGTTGCACTTGGAACTTGAGGCGGCCGAGCCGCTCGTGGCGGCGGCCTGAGGAGCTTTTATACGAACAATAGGCAACTCGCCAAGCAACATCAGCCGCCGCCGACACGCCCGACAGCCGAGCACCTCAAGCGCTTTGTCGCGCCCCCGCTCGGGGGCGCGACTTTCCTGATAAAATGCGGCTCCGCTCGGGCGATCCGCCCCCTGCTGAGCGCCAACAGCCATAAACCGCACCTCACAGACAGTCAGCCATGAACCCGCAAGCCTCCTCGCCCAGCCCAGCAACCACGCGCCCTGAGCCCAATCGCCGCTTCAGCGTTGCGCCGATGATGGATCGGACTCATAGTTAAAAATAAGCATTAAAATTCAATGAGATAAGAACAGATCAAGAAACCCTGTAGCAAAAATGTAGCAACAAGCTAGTCACCCCCCGCCTTACACCAGCATTTACCCGCCGTCGTGCCCCCCCACACACCGCCTCAACCTCAGCTTGAAACGGCACTTGAATGCGCCCAGTCAACTGGCCATAGATTGGCAACCTACCAGCGGTCACCGTGGCTCACGGCCAGTTCGCCCAGAAAGACCCGCTTCTTAGCAATCGCTTCTGCGGCAAAGGCAAGGCGAAATAATTGTGACACTTACAGGAACGAACGACTGAAGAACGCCGCCCTGCAGAGAAGCCGGGACACCAGCATCGTTCACACCGACGGCAAGGCCGAAGCCACAATGTAGAAAGCACCCCTTAGCGAGGTATATAGGGGTATATCAGTTTTTTCAGGCAAGCCCTGAGCTGGTATCTATTTAGTTGCGCAGGCCACCCCGGCAGCAACACGGGACTCTGGCCAACTCAATCAACTAAAGGAAAACCACATGACCAATCGAGTCGTGCGTACAGTCGTGCGCGCTTTTCAAGCACTTCAATCAATGACCCTCAAAACCCTGACATACGGGTTACCAAAGCTGGATAACCTGCTTGCCCTATTGCTCTTGGTGGTCGCTGCCTCGCAACTGCCCGGTTTTGAGCCGCTAGCAGACATGCTTCCGGCGAACATCGAGGCGCTGGCTCGGAGCCTTCGCCAACTACTCGCTCTACTGAAGGCCTTGGAACACTGGCTACAACGGCGCACCACACAGCCCGAACGCAGCAACAACAAGCACCGCCCCCCTGTAGGGTTTGAGCGCGCAAGCAAGCAGGTTGACGCTTCCCCCTTCACACACGAAGGAGAAAGCAGCATGCGATCATTCACCATTCCGGGCCTGACGTTGAGCCCGAATGAGTACTACTCACACGAGCGCCCAGGCGGGTATCGCGTGCTCAAGCGGATACCCTGTGACGCTGAACAATATGTCCTATACAACGGCACGCGAGACGGCAAACCAATCCAGATTAAGGCGTACGGTATCGCTAGCTTCCATCTGGAGCCGGCGCCCAAAGATTGGCGAATCGTCGTCATATACGTCTGCGAGGATCTACCCGCAGGCCAACGCCGGCAGCGTGGCCAGCTGATACACATACGGCCGTGCGCCACCGGGGCCAGTGGGTGACAGCCGCACCCGCTTGTCGCCGAGCAAGCGCAGGCAGCTGCCGACGGACGTTTGGGTGCCGCGGTCGTTGACCAGCTGCAGGGCTTCTATCACTTGCTGCACGCTGAAGCCTTGCGGCCAGTCGTTGGCGACCAGGTGCGCACGAATGCGCTGCTGCAGCTCATAAGCTTTGCGCTGGGCTGCTGGCAGGTCTGGGCCATCTAGCCAGGGGCTGGCGTCCAGCTCTGCAGCCAGATCCACGCCGGTGGTACGCTCTGCCGCCTGATTGGCGCGGGTGGCGGCCAGCCGGCGCGGCATGCCCATGCTGCGGCCAACGGTGTAGAGCGAGCGGAAAACCCGCCCTGCAGCCACCACCTCTTCCGCTTCTACCCGCGAAGCTCTGGGTGCTGGCTCCGGATCGGGCTGCGTGTTGGGCATCACGTACCCGCCGTATTTGCGAATGCTGGGCAGCACCTCAGCGGTGATCCACTTCTTGAAGCGCTTGGCCGAGGCCTTGCGGCTGCGCAGGATCGCAGAGTACAGGCCGGACTCGCTGATGATCAGCATGTCCTGCTCACCACCAAGGGTCGGCACATTCTGCCGACCCTTTTCATCATCATCCAAATTACGCGTCATGTCCTTCGCTTCGGCGTACGCCAGTGCCGCTGCAACATCACCAGCTACCCACCACGGCTCACCACCCACCAGTATCACTCGCACCGGTTTGTCATCAAACGCGAACTCGATAGGCTGGCTCATGACTTGCCCTCCTCGCCGCACTCCTCAGAACGAAGGCCAGCATTGACCAAGGCCAGCAGTGCCTTATCGCTTTGAGCATCCAAGCCGCCCTCCAGATCGCAGACAGCCACCTCTAACCAGGCGTCCAGCTCAGAGAAGAAGCCAACCACCGGCCCACGCAGAGCTGACTGCTCCGGCGTTAACGCGCTCGCAGCGGCCGGGCCGATCATGTCCAGAACAATCCACTGGAGCGCGCCCAAGCCCTCCGGCCGGCCATGCTGCTTGAGGTACTTCAGGTAAATGCGAGCCAGCCCGCGGCCTACTTCATTGCCGCCGGCGTAGCCGCCCGTTCTGGGCACAGCCCAAAAGCTGAACTGGGTGCGGCCGCGCACTGGGCCAATGAAGGGTAAGCGATGCAGCGGGAGATCCCGCCGGTTGTTGAAGTGCAGCGGAGCAGCCGCTAGTGCCTGCGCTTGAACGCTCATTGGGCACCTCCACGGGCTTCCAGGTCACGGGCTTTGGCCATGGCTGCGTTGTAACGCTTGAGCCGGACAGACAGGGAGGAGTCCGCATGAAGCGCCGTAAGTGCCTGAGCACGGTAGCGGGCAGCACGATTTTTGAACGGATTGAGGGTAAGAACGGGAAGTTTCGGCATGTTAGTAGCCTCTTGTGTAGCGGTCTGTTTCCGCTCGCCCCGTCGCCAAACAGGGTGAGCGAACCGTGCAGGTTGGCGAACCGGCCACAAGTAACCGGCAGACCCGAAGGTCTCCCACACGGCCCGCCCATAAAGGCCTTGCCGTGTTGCGGACACAAAAAAACCGCGCAATGGCGGTGTCCGCCTTGTGTTTCGGGTCGCCAAACCCGTGTCGCTGAATTTGCAGCGACGGGGAAAAGGTATACCTGTTGGCTGTCGCCGTCAAACCTCAAACACAGGTTGCCCCGCCAAACCGTAGCGGCTATATTCGACTTGCTGATGGCGCTTCGCCAGACTGAAAGACCTTTGACATACACAGCACAGTACTAAGCCGCTTATTGCGGCGATGCATTTAGCATCTGGTAATGGGAGGCGGCCTCTGGAACTCCCCCGCGGACCCACCCAAGGCACCTGAGATTGGTGTGGTGCGCAATGTGAGAAGCCCCGCTGCGTATTAGGTCGATCAGACTCACATTGCTACCCTCCCGGAGGGGCCCACACTGATATTCAAAAAAGGTGCGCATGGACCAGCTAACCTTCACAAAAAAGACAGACCAATCTATTGGTCCCTCCGCTGAAAATCTTGCAAATGCCCTGGGCATTTCTCCTGAAGAGCTGGATGAAGCCCTACAAATACCATCGGCTCAGCGTTACATACCGTTTACCGTGTCAGGCGGCACAAGAGTTGTGTACAGAACACACTCTCGGATAAAGTTTATTCAGCAAAAAATCAAGAACAGAATTCTCGCAGACTGCATCAACTATCCAAAATACGTCTTCGGCTCAATAAAAGACCCTGACTTCAAGCGCGATTACGTTAACTGTGCTGCCCAACACTGCGGCGCCAGAAGCCTACTGAAAGTAGATATAGAGAAGTTTTTCGACAATATATCAATAGGCAACGTTCGCCGCATATTCCGAGACCTTTTGCACTACCCTGACCCGGTTTGCAGCATGCTGTGCGATCTAACTACCCACAACGGCTACTTACCACAAGGTGCTCCTACATCAAGCCATCTAGCAACGCTTTGCTTTTTCAAAGAAGAGCCCGATATAGTTGAGCAAGCACAGGCGCAGGGGCTAGTCTACACAAGACTGATGGACGACATCACCGTATCAAGCAAAAGCTACGATTACGACTTCCACCGCCTAGAAAGACTAATCAGGAACATGATTGAAACCAAGGACCTGACCGTAAACGAAGGCAAGTCAGAAACATTCCCTACGGTTAGCAGCACAACCTTAGTTCATGGACTAAAAATAAACACGGAAACTCTACGAGTTAGCGACAAAACACTCAGCAATATAAGAGCCGCAATCAATCAGCTAGAGAAAGATGCAAAGCAGCCAAACAAAAGAACTCTTAGCAACTACAGAAAGCGGTATGAAAGAACCTCTGGGTCGCTGTCAGTACTGCACCGACTCGGCCACCCAAAATACGAAAAATACCGCAGAAAGCTCCGCAGGCTACGACCTTTACCATCACCTTATTTCCTAAATAAGACTTGGGAATTAATGGAGTCGATTGAAAACATCCAAGACATGCGAGAGAGCGCCATTTACAGAAAGCGCTTTTACATGCTGCATCACAAGCTGAATTTAGCACAAAGAACATTTAAAGCAGAAGCGAAGACCATGAGAGAACGACTTAAAGAAATAAAACCAAAGTAGCCTATGATCAATGTAAAAAACTCATCCGCCACACTACTAGGGTTAGCAACAATAGGGCTACTAATAGCCGTGGCATCCGCCATCTCGATAGGTATCAACAAAGAGCTAGAGTTTTGCGTTAGCTTTGCCTGCCTTGCAAATTTGCCCGTACTATTTAAAGAGCCGCTAGAGATACTCGCCAATACAGCAGAGTTTATAGCGTCAATCGCTGTGGCATTAGGCGTAATCATCAGCGTTCGCACCTTCACGGAAAGTGAAGCTGCAAAAGCTAGCGCTCAAAAGCGGGAGCATTACAGAGATTTCTTGGAAACCGTACAAAAAAGCGCCATAAAAAACCACCTATCCAGCAAAAAAAACATCACCTCCACTATTTACTCTTCCTGCTTCGCCCCAGACAGCAACCCTCCTTGCCTTAGCGAAGCATTTCACAAAGTAATACAGGAGTTAGCCGTCTTAATCGACGAATCAAACGCTTCTCTTCAAAAACATCCTGGCGGCTTCAACATGAACACGCATGGCGAGAGACTGTATGCGGCAGTATCGAAACTAGGAATCGAAATGAAGGCACAAAAAAACGATGACGTCCCCCCTCATGAACAAGCCATATTCAGCTTTCTCGACAAGTTATCCGAAAGCGAACCAGAAAACGCGACTTATCTTTTAGAAAAAGAAAGAAAATATCTTTAAAACCCAAAAGCTCAAAGCAGACCATACAAAATCTTCACAGCTGCGCACCAGATAATGGTTGACGAATATTTGCAATGAAAAAAGAAAAAAGCTCTCAAAAAAAACGCGTCGGCACCTGTGCTCTCATGGGGACTGAGGGGGTGTTCGCAAAGTCACACCTCATACCCGCCGCCCTAACTAGACCTGAAAAAAAAGGCGCGAAATTTATCGAGGCTGGTAGAGGAATGCGCCCAATCCGTAGACCAAGTAGCTGGTACGATAACGCACTTCTTGGACACGAGGGAGAGGCTCTCTTAGCAAGACTGGACAGCGATGGCATTAAAATACTACGCGAGCACAAGCTACTTTGGAGTTCTTGGCCACCGAAGAAAACAACTTTTGAATTTGATGACTGCGCGCTTGAACCCAGCCCTCCCGAGTACATTTCCATCAGGTCGGTCGCAATCCCCAAGACTCAAGCAGCGAAACTTAAGCTATTTCTATTAAGCATACTCTGGCGATTCCTTACATCTAAACTAAAACCGCTTAGTTACCTTGAAAACATTGGCATAGATTTAGACGAAATAGCAAAACACATAAGAGATGGCACCACTCCCGCTGACGGGACTTATCGAATATCCCTATATCAATTCACAACTCGAGGATATCAGCACAATCACACTCCGACAATCCAAGAAATGACTATTGACAACAACGACAACCCGACTTTAGTGCGATTTTACAGGTTGTACTTCGATGGCCTAATGGTTTATTTCTATGCAAAAAATGAAGACGCGATACCAAACTCCGCCCCACTCTTTATTGGTGAAGCAGAGAACCTGGTCGTTCTAGGCCGCCCTTTCGAGAACTCTCGTCAAGAGCACGAACTAATGGATGCAGTCGCCGAGTCATTTCAACTTTGGCCCGAAGATTCAGCTCGTATTGGCAAGTAAAACTGAATATTTCATATCACCCAACCAAGCACATTTAGGACGCAACAAATCACAGCCATCAACGTCCGCTAGAGGCTAATCATAAGACCTGCGCAAGCCGCTGCTTGCAGGAGCTTCGGACATAACTATCTTAGCCCACGCCTGTAGCGCCGCAACTTTAACACGGCACTCATCCGCCTGCGCTGTCACTCGGACAAGACCTGCTGCAGTTGCTGGGTGTATGTCTGCTCTGGTTCCGGCTCCATCATCCACGCCGGCGGCGGCGGTACCGGCAGGCACTCCGCTGGCACTGGCTGCAGGGCTGGTGATACGGACTGACAACCGCTGCTTAGCAGCAGCGAGATCCACAGCCAGCTGAACATTGTCTTTTTGCACATTGGTAAGCTCCTCATGGTGTTGTTTGTCCTGCTCGGCCAGCTGCGTCTGCAGCTCTACATAACGATCCTGTTGCTGTCGTAACTCCTGTGCCCCGGCTCGGGCAATCTCACCCAACGTGTCCGAATGCTATTTCTCCGTAGCTAATCGGTCTGCTCGGCCGCTGGCGCTACTCCAACTCCAACCTGCCCAGAAACCACCTCCGACCAGTAGCACCAACAGCCCAGCCGCAGCCGCGAGCTGGGCCGCCCATTTCCAGTTTCCAAACATGATGCCTCCAGGCGCAAAAAAGCCCGCAGGTGCGGGCTGGTGGATGGCAGCAAGGCAGCTGCCGGCAGATACGCGAGCGTGATAACCTCGGTGTTTTTTTTCAGGGACGATCAGGGCATGGCAAAAAAGCGTTGGGATATACCGAAGCGGACTCAAAACACCCCGCAAGCTTCAGCCCAACAGGAAGCGCCGTTAGATATGGGCAAACTGATAGACCAGTTCAAGTGGTTCCCCGCCCTGGCCCTTCTGATCAACGGGCTGCTTGCAGGAACGGGATACCTTTTCATCACTGGTTTTCTAGCCAAGGTAGGCATTGACGTTGCAGAGCTAGAAATTAGCCTGCCGTCACTCCTGCTATATGGCTACATTTTCACACTAGACGCTTTATCTGAGAGCGCACGACCAGTCCTTTTGGCTGTCACCGGCGGGCTTGCGGCCCTCTTCACTTGGTTTTTTTACACTGCTTTCAAAGGCGCCTACCCCAAGCAAAACGACTGGATTCGAAAAACCATAAGCGCCACTCTTGGGGCTATATCTGCCGTACTTCTTCTTATCGGACCCGCATGGATATTCAACGCTGGCGGCGCCAAAGCGATGCGCAGCGAACTGACCAAAATTGACATCAGCACCACCCTAGGTCAGTTGACCCGCACCCATTCGATCAACACGCCAGACGGGCCGATTGAGGGCAGTCTCGTGATCGCAGACCAGCGATACACCTACATCCGAGCCGGCAACGCGGTTTACAAAATCGCCAACGATTCGCAAAAAGTGGTAAGAGCCATTACCTTTACTTCAGACGCCAGTAACAAGCCGGAGGAGCAGGATGGCCAGTAACTATCGCACGAAGAGAATGCCAGCGGTCAGGGACCGCACCGCCCGCGGAATCGCGCAGGATTACGTCGCGGCCCTACTGCTCGACGCTGCCGAACACGCTGACGCGTTCAAGTTCGAAGCCTTAACAGAAACCGAACGTAACATTGCCAGGGGCGAAGTTAGACGCCTCGGCATCGAGCTGGCACAGCGGTACAAATGCGAGCTGTAGCGCTACCGACGCCCTTGGTGCTCCAGGGAGTAGTGGTTACCATCCTTAAAGCGCCCGCCCCAACTACCGCCAAGTGACTCCCAGTACTCACCCAGGGGCCGGTGGTCCTCTGTGCTGGTCAGGTATTGGCCGTTACGGAACAGGTTAAAGTCCACTGCCAGCCGTTGCTTGTGCAGGCTGCTGGCGGCGCTGTAGCTCTTCTTCTCCCCTACCTTGCCGTGCACACGGGGATCTCGATAGGCATCACCAAAGCTCAGCTCATACCCCTGCTGATATGCGTATTCAATCAACAGGCCGATCATGCGCGTGAAGCGCCGTTGTTTACTTCCCAGGGTCATATTTTCTCCAGGCATAAAAAAGCCGCCTGGTTAGGCGGCCTGTTGCGATGGCGTCCTCGACCTAGTGCGACAAGAGCAGAGATCGAGAAATGGATTGACTAATTTACTGCGTTGCCTTTTTGATGAAGCCCTTGATAGATGGCACCACGCCCAGCACTAGCAGGATGCCGTATGTTCCTATCAAAAGAAGCCCCGCAAGGACGTACTTGGTCATAACTACAAAATTGAAAGTACTCTCGCACATGGAGCCGCCCATTACTTCTACCCGTCCTGCGCAATGGGTGTAGTCGATTAGGGTCATAGTTTTCTGGAGGGAGTAAAGCAGCCCAGCCTGGGGGTGGTTTGAATATCCAGATGACAGAAGCAGAGCGCAAGCCATTAGTGAAACAGAAACTACAATCATCGCCAGCCCTTCCTTGCGCGCATCCATCTTTTAGTGCCTCCCGGTTTTCATGCATCACGTATCGCACCCTTCTCAGCCTCGGTCAAGGTACTAGATCAACCGAGGTGCTGTGACCGACTCGTGGTTTCCCCGCGGAGCTTATCGACAACACCGGATCCCCAGGCGGATACTGACGCCGCCACACGGAGGTGGCTATGTCTCTGGCAATACCGCCGGGTTTTGCAGTACCGGCAACCCTCCCCTGCTATACCTCAATGTCGTACTGCGGCAGGCTTGGCGCCTGGCCGGTGATGCTGCCGTCTGTGATGAACGCCTTTTGTCCTACTCCCACGCCAGTGCCCTGCACTACCACCTGAACGCCATTGCGCAGGGTGACGGTACTGGTACCGGTGGCGATGCTTACGCTGGCCACGGTGCCGACGGTGCGGCTGCCGCCGGGCAGCAGGCCGATGAAGCGCTTCCACGGGTTGACTGTTGCCACTACGCGCCCTCCGCGTGATGCCGTTCAAGACGGATGCTTTGCTTAACCCGGCTTGCGCCGATGCCCTCTGCGGTGATCTCTGTGCTCAGGCACAGGCCGCGCCAGGTTTCATCAACGTCGCGCACCTCACACAACTGCGCGGGCGTAACCAGACCAGGCGCGGTCTCTGCCGGAAACAGCGGCAGGTTCAGGGTAACAATCTCCTGGTTGCCGCCCTTGCAGATCTCGGCAATGCCACGGCTGCGAGCCGGGTCGGTGCCGGTCATCCAGTCGGTGAACACGTCCGGCGCGGGGTTGTCGCCTGCGGTACCGGCCCGTCTCACGTCGACCGAGACGCCGTAGCTGGTGCCGCTGACGTAACAACCGTTCCAGTCTGGCTGCGGCTGCCATTCACTGCCCCAGTCGCTGACGATAGCTGCCGGGATAATCCGATCCATCACCGCGCTGGACCACTGCCAGACCGGCGCACGGTAGCGCGGCAGGATGGTCAGCTCATCACTGGCCATTGCAGGGCTGACCACGCCGCCCGCCGTCTCGGCCAGCGAGGCGATTACCTGCATTGGCGTTTGGCTCTGGTAGCTGAACGCGCCGGCGGGCATGGTCCAGTCTGGCGGGCCGAGGGTGTAGCTGTCCCAGTTGAGGGTGAAGCCGGTGTTGAGCAGCTCATTACTGGCCGCCAGCTCGGCGTTGATCGCAGCCGTGTTCACCTGGCTGCGTGTTGGCGCATAGGGCGCGGCCAACAACTGGGTGCGGCTGACGCCAGTGACGGTGTAGGTCTCTTTGCCCAGCTGGCCAGCGCCGCTGTAGCGCTCGATCAGGAACACCCAGGCGTGGCCATTAATGGTGACCTCTACCGTTTTGGGGCCACTGGCGTCTGGCCGCACCTGGTTAAGCGATGTGCGCCCGAACAAATTGGCCGAGAGCGTCCAGGCAAAGCTGTCGATATCCAGCCCAAGGCGCAGGTTTGTTGCCTCCAGCGGCACACGGTCGGGCAGCACCACAACGCTGACGCTGTTGGCGATCATGTAGGTCTCCAGAATATCCGGCTCTGCCGGCGGTGGTTCGATGACCGTAACGGGGCCATCATAGTCGGGGTACTCGATGCCGGTTGGCACTGGGTCCAGCGCTCTGGCGCGCCCCCACAGCAGCCGCAAGAATCGGCCAATCTGGCGCGCGCTGCTGACCTGCAGCGCTGTCGAGCTGTCTACCGGCTGAATAACCCGCGCCGGCGGCACATAGCGAAAGTCAAAGAACACACCCGGCGTGCTCGCCGGGGTATACCTGCCGCCGGCAAAGTTGAACGCCAGCAACGTGCCGGGCACATACAAACTGCGATCACGCTCCAGGGCGGCATCGTAGCGAGGGCCGTGTTCATCCACACGGTGGTACCGAGGCGCGGCCTCCGCATCCTTGCGCGCCGGCGCCGGGTTGTACGCCACGATGATGCGCAGGTCCACACGCTGAATGCTTTGGTTCCAGCTGCCCCCCAAGCGCAGATCCTGCGCGGGCAGATCACCGAACGGCAGCCCGGCAGCGTCATCGCGTGCCTGACTGCCTCCCCAGAGCAGAACAGAGACATCATCCTTTGCCTCATGCCCCGCCCATTGCAGCGCCGCGCCGCCCTCCAAGGCATCCGCCCGCCCCCAGCTGCCAGAGCAAGCAACCTGCGCGACGTCCATCCTGCCCCAGGCCGAGCGGGCAGCAGGTACACGAAGGCGCCGCGCACGGGTCCAGCCGGCGCGGATATCGGTTGTTAGCATTCAGGTCACCTCAACGGTGATAGGGCCGTGGGCCAAGGGGCGGTAGTAGCGCACCGCCTGCAGCCGAGCAGTACCAACAAGACGCGGCGGGTTATCGCCCTCTATCGGCCACCAGGCCGGCTCAGCCTCCGGCAACGTGCCAGCCTCGGTCACGTCATACAACCAGCCCCGGAACACCGAGGGGCGGATGCGCTGGCCTACGGTGACAGCCAGGCCGGGCAAGAATGCAATGCCGTAGTCGTCAACAGCCATGCCATAGACCTGTCCGCCCAGCACCTTGAGGCTGACAACGCTGCCGCCGGCGGCAGCGCGGGCAAACCCGGCCACGCGCCACTCGCCCTCGGTAGTGCGCTCAAGCGCGACCACGTCGCGGTCATCCGGCAAGCCATCAACCCGCACCAAAGCCGGCAGCGTCGCATCGTCTCCCCCAACGCTTCCGCCGGCCCCGGTCCAGATATTGATGGTGTAGGTACCTGACGCGGTAATTGCAAGAACCGCGCCGCGATAAACCGGCGGATCAGCTTGCATATCCTCAACGATTACCAGCCACGAGGCGCGAGCCAACCAGGTGCGGTCATACAGCTGCACCCAAGGGGTAAACTCCCCGGCAGCCAGAATCAGCGCCGTACCACGATCCGCGATTGCCGTGCCCCGCACCAGGCGCAATGTTTTGGTACTGCTGGTGGGCTCCCCGTCAACAAGGACGCGGAAACGCACTGGCATCACATTGCGTACCGGATCGATGAAGTTCCAACGCCACAAGGGCCTGACAGTCATCGAGGTCATCACCACACCGCTGGGTTGTCTGTAAGGAACATCTGGGCCTGCGCGGTCATACCGCTGGTCTGTTTGCCGTAGGCATACCTGTAGCCGTCATCTCCGACCCTAAGTTTTGACAAGTCCTGATAGCGCATCGTGTCAAAATCGGCCCCGGCCATCCCCAGCGCGTTCAATATGTGACGGGGGTACAGCCGCAGATCAACATGCGGGGCCTGCACGAACCCTCGAATGGCACCAAGGCTAGCAGCCCCGACAGCCGCGTTGCCCTGCTGATATACCTCAATCGGCGTCAGCAAAAGGTCTTCATAAACGAAGTCCGCGCCCGTGTTTGCTCCGCCTGAATGAGCGGCATCAACACCTGCCCCTACGACAGGCATGGTGTCTGCAGACGGAGCCAACAATCCACTCGCAGCGTAATGCATCACCATTACACCAACCGCAGGATGGATTTGATAGTTGGTGAGCATGTGCCCGGAAACATGCGGATAGCCCGCTGTCGTCTTACCGAAACTCAAGCCGCCACCGTAGCGGACCATGCCAGAAGCACTGGTGTCCATTGCAGCCCCCACCAGCTCAGAAGACCCGATAGACCAAACAATGGCGCAGCTATCCTCATCCGCGAGAATGGACCAGCCACCTTGCCGGCCAGAGCTTGAAGACGTGGCCACCAAGAAGTTCTGCGCGTTCAACAGGTGCGGAGACGCAAAACCACCCTCTCTGCCAGATCTAGCTGCCTCCCCAACAATGAACCCGCCAGCATCAACCCCTTCAAAACTCGCTGCCAAGGAGACCTTTGTGGTGGTTCCATTGACGTAGTTGAAGCACACGAAGAAGTCACGGGCGGCATTAGAAACGACGAATGTCCCTGTATCCCCGCCCACGTCATACTCCAAGTGCCAGCCCGCCGCCGGCTCGCCACCAGAACCGTTAACCAGGCATTCAGCAATGACGCGCCGCAAGTTGCCTTGAAGGTTGTTCACCGAGTAAAGAACAGAGCCGCTGAACGTCTCATGCGTATAGGTTCTGATTGCCATCAGTCCGCATCCCCCCTGACCTGCAAATTGAACTGGTCGTCCTCAACCGTTCCCTGGCCACTCAACACAGTGCGCACAACCCACATCGGCCCCAAACAAGCATCTGTGTTGAATCGCACCGCATTGCCTGCGGACCAACCCGTGCCCCACCCCTGCGCGCGAATCACGAAGTACGGCACGCCAGTAGCCGGGTTGATTGGCGAGCAATCGGCGCTGATATTGCCGGACGCAATCACCCCCAGCTTTTCCTCAACCACGTTGAACGCCGTCACGCTGGTAAACACCAGCGCCCACTTACCGGCAATAGCGCCCTGGTTGGTAATCACAACGGGCCAGTTCAGCAGGTTGTATTGAGCGGTGGTGCTGTTGCCGCTGGGCTCGTCACCCCAGTTGGGGGCGCCGGTGTTCCAGGTTTGCTGGGTGAACCAGCGAAATACGCGGGCCTGCAGATCGCCCCAGGTCACCGCGCTGCTGACCCGCGTTTCGCCGGCGGGCAGATCCCAGGGCACGGGGGAGCCGATACCCAGCGCGCCGGTGATCTGCACCTCGGAGCACACAGTCATGTGCTCCACGCGGTCACGGATGTACAGCGGGCTGACCAGCGGGTTGCCTTCGGCATCTTCCAGCAGCACCGGGTTGGCCCAAGTGAGCGAGCCCAGCTCACGATCTGTGCTGTATTGAGCGGGGTCCATCAGCACCCCAGCAGCATCCACCACCTCAATGGCTGCCTGATAGGCACGGTCCAGAACTACCGTCTGCCCTGCTGCCGGCGTGACCTCCTGTTCTGCCGTGTGATGGACGACGAGCACATCGCCCTCCCGGTAGATCGGCACACGGCCATCGGCCGGCAGGCGCACAGGGTCCAGCCCCACCAGCTCTGCCGACATAGGCAGGCTGGTCTGCACCACGGCGTTGTAGGAGATCAGGGACGCGATGACGGGCACGCTGGCAGCACCCGTGACATCCAGCGGGTCCGTGGTAAAGCGCAGCCGCACAATGCCGGTCTGGATATCCACCGTGCCATTGATGATGCCGCCCACCACATTGCCATTCAGGTCAGCGGTGGCCGTCACTATCTCAGCGGTGTCTGCACGCACCACGGTGATCTGCAAGCTGGCCGGGCGCAGCGGCGCACCAGGTGTGCGGAACACCAGCTCGGTGGTGCTGAATCCGGCACTGCTGGTCAGGCAGGCTACCCGCGTAACGCCAGCACTGAGGCCAGCCGGGTAGCTCGACAGCGTGGCCTTGCGCCCGGCGTAGTCCACCGTGCCCACTGCCGCGCCCGCGTTGGTGCTGGTACTGACCGCACGGAACAGCACACCAGCGCGATCAATGTAGGTCTCGCCGCCCCATTGCAGCACCAGGCTGCCCGGCACGATGGGGTCAGCTACGCCCGGCAACAGGTCCAGCTCCAGCGCCGGCGTGTTGACCGAGTGCGTCTGGCTGTCGTAACTGGCGCCGGCCTCTTGGGCGCGCACCATGAGCGTGCCGCCGAACACTTCCTGACGCGGCACAACGGTGGTCACCGTGCGCGGCGTGCTCTTGTATCGTTTACCCGCGACAACGCCCATCGTCACACCTCTACCATGTCGTATTGCACTTCATGCTCCACGTAGTCGTAGAGCTGCTCTACCTGCAGGCTGAACGCCCCGGTGCTGTAGTTGACGCTGCCGCTGAAGCCAATCCAGTTGCCAGCGCCATCATCGTTGGCTTCATGCTCAACCATCTGCACACCGCTGTAGGTGCCGCCGTCCGGCCCTGCCTGTGACGGCACCAGCGCCTGGCGCGTGGACTGCCAGCGCACGTTGACGCTGCCCGGTTTGAGAGGGGCGCCCGGAATCACACCACTGACAACACCACCAGCGTCGGGCAAGGCAGTAAGCGGTGTGTCTACATCGAACGCCGCCTGGTCGTACACAAACCCAACTGCGCTACCGCTATCGGGAGTGGCCACCAGCAACAGCGAGACCTGACCGCTGCCATAAGCCACAGTGCCGGTGCCGGCATCGCCAGACAGCGTGCCATCGCCGCTGTCAGTCATGCCCTGCTCAACGCCCGCAATCATCACCGTCACGGCAAGCGTGCCAGGCTCGATACCCTCATGCGGCAGCTGGTGCTCAACCCGGATTTGCGGGGCCGCGCCTGCGCCAACGTGGGTTTGCAGGTTCTCGTCAATCTGCCCCACGTAGGCATACACCAGGCTGGTACCCACATCCGGCAGGGCGTTGAGGCTGATGCTCACAGCGCCACTGGCAAAGTCCACAGTGCCGCTGCCCTCCCCGGCCAGCTCGCCGTTGCCCAGGTCACGCAGCTCATACCACTTGCCCAGCGCCATAAAGCTGACCGACAACGTACCGGGGCGCGGCTTGGCAGCTGCCAGATTCAGGGTGTAGGCAAAGCCGCGGCTGCCCAGCGTGATCTCGACCTCACCGGTGATGGACTGCCCGGTGATCGACGACGCCGGCACATAGGTGGCATTGGCCGTGCCGGTGAACGTGGTTGGCCGGTAGGCGTTGACCTCGCCGGTCTCATAATCAACGGTGATGCGCGTGAAGCTGTTGGTGCCGCTGCGGTGGGTAAGCTCGCCCTGGCCGTTGTCGGCATACACGCCACTGGCAATGCTGAGTGAAACCGACTGCAGAGCCGCACCCGTTGTCAGGAACGCCCTGCTCTGGCCCGCGGTGACCTGCACAAAAGTGAGCGCCACCGTGCGGGCGTTCGGGCTGGAGGCCACCGTGTAACGCTTGCGCGCACCGCCCAGCTGATTGACCAGCGCGCTCTCACGCGTCGCGCTGGGTACCAGGTGGGCATACACCGACTCGACATTCAGCGTCAGGTCTCCTGCTGTCACCGGCTGGGCCAACGCGCTGATGCCGGCGTAGCGAGAGGCGTCCGCTACCTGCGTAGACAACACACTGGCCTTTGGCTCGCCGCTCACGTTGTTAGCCGTGGTGCCGGATGGGTGTGCCTGTCCGCCGGGGTACTTGCGCTCCAGCGGTGAGCTGATGCTCAACGCCAGGCGCCGGCGGGGGAAGTTCACAAAGTTGCCGTTGCCGTAATCGTGCACAAACTCTTCAATGCTCGGCTCGACTGACTGGATGCGCACATACTGCGTGTTCCCACCCGCAGCAAGCTGGTAGACCTCGCCCACTTCCGGGGTGCGGGCCTCAATGCGTTGGATGCAGGTCAACGCGCGCTGGCCGGCGTACTGATCGCCCAACAGCTCAAACGGCGCAGTCGTGCTAGGCACCACGTACCCCTCAATTAATGAGCGGGCATCGGCCCGTTCATCCGTTTGGCTGCCCGAGTTGAACAGCAGCACGCTGACGCGCGGATCGGCCGGCGCTTCGGTAACAATCGAATGCGCGCCCAGGTATGGGTCAGCGTTATCGGTCATCACGCCCGCAAACACCTTGCGCAGGTTGATCCGGCCGATGGTGCGATCCAGTCGGCTAATGTCGGGGAACAGGTTGTTCATCTCGCCGTCGACAACAGCATCGCCGGTGGCGCGTCCGCCGCCGTCGTCTTCGTCTGTCAGGCGCTGGGACTTGAGGATTTTCACGTCATCGACGGTGATGGTCATACTTTTCTCCGGGCGAAAAAAAGCCCGCACGCGGCGGGCCTCTGGTGTCGGTTCACGTTTCAGGGTCTGGTTCGGGCTCTGGCGGCGCTGCCACGGTTATCAGCCGCAAGGTCAGCTCATACACGGTGTCGGCCATTTCCTGCGAGCGGATCACCTGCTTTGCCGCCAGAGGCGAACCGCTCTCGCGGTTCCACGTCACCCAGTACTGATCGCCGCGCGGCAGCACCAGCTGCATCACTGCACCGGGCTGATCGCGCAGCGCCTCCAGGGCTCGCACGGTGGCCAGCGTGAACCAAGCCCCGCCGTTGCTCTGCAGGGTGATGGGCCGGCCATGCAGCTTGACGCCCTCCTGAATCAGAAGCGCACCGGACAGGCTGCGTTCCTGGCTTTGGGTGATGGCGTCCCAGTCGAACTCGTCCACCCATTCCATCTGGTCGCCGGCCAGATCCGGATCGGCAGCCAGATCCACTGCGCCAAGGGTTAATGGCATCACAAACTCCTCAATCCAGCCTGCTCAAGAATCCCCAGAAGGTCGCCCTCTTGCCCTGCTGGCACACTGACATCCACAGAGCGACCCTGCGCAGATTCCAGTCTGATGATCTTACTGGGGCTGGGCGCAGCTTCCGGTGCTGCGGCTGCGACGGCGTCACGCCGTTGCTGCCGGGCTTCGGTTTGGCGGGCCAGCTCAGTCTCGGACTGGATAGACCGCAGCATGCCGAGGGCTTGCCGTAGGTCTGCAACGGCGGCCTGATTGCCCGCCGCCTGCGCCTCGGCAATCTGGGCCTGCAGCTCAGCCTGCCGACTTTGCATGCGCCGGCGCTCGATCGCCTCCTCATTGCCGCGCACCTTGTCCAGCTCATCACGAATGCTGGCGAGCGTGCTTTTGGCGCTATCGGCTACCGACTCAAACTGCTGCCTGACCGAAGCCAGTGCGCTATCCAGCTCGGAGAAGTCGCTGGCATCCAGTAGGTCGAGACTGCTCTTTAGCCCCAGCGCTTGCACCCGAAAGCTCGATAGCGTGACGGCGCCCTTGTCGTAGCTGTCCATCAGTTGCTGCAGTTGGAGCTTTTGCTCCAGAAACTGCTGCTGTAGCTGACGGCTGGCATACATGGTTTCGTCTGCCCAGCGTGCGAACGGCCCACGGAACTGATCGTCCAAGTCCGCCTGCAGCCCAGCCAGGCTATCCCGAACGATAGCCAGCGATGCTGCCGTACCCTCCAGGCTACTGGTGTCCAAATCAACGTCGACACTGCTGATGCCCTTGAGCGCATCGAATGCTTCCAGCGCCTTGTCGCTCAGCTCGGCCAGCGGTGTGCGCGCTGCAGTCACTACCTCGTCAAAGAAGGTACTGAACGCATCGCGGAACACCGCCTGCTGTTCGGCCCGTGCGTCGGCTGCAGCCTGCTCTGCCGCAGCCTGCTCGGCCAGTGCAGCGGTGACTCCCTGCAGCTGCTTTTCCAGGCTTGACTGTGCATCTGCCTGCGTGCCCGTGGAGTCGGTCAGCTTGTCCTGCTGTTTCTCCAGCGCCTTGATGGCCTTGGTGTACTCATCTGCAGACAGCTTGCCGTCTTCATACAGGCTGCTGATGGCAGTGCGTAGCTTGCTGATATCAACATCAGTCTTGGCGCTGCTGATGGCCTGCTGAACGCCGGCGAAGTCCTCCAGCTCATCGATCACATCAGAGAGGGACTTGGCGGTTTTCTCGGCCTCGCCCCCTACTTCATCCAGCTTGTCAGCGACGATGCCCAGCCCGGCTGCGTACTCCTGCTGGGTAATCGCGCCATCCTGATACGCGCGTAGCATGGCCGTGCGCAGGCCTTGCAGCTGCTCCACCGTGGTGGCGGTATCGATCAGCTTTTGGGCTTCGGCAAAATCGGCAATGGCCTGGGTGCCAGCGATGGCAGCATCAATCGCCGCGTTCTTCATCACCTGCTGGGCGATGACCATTTCATCAGCCAACGCCTGGTGCATCATGCGCTGCTGATCGGTCTCGCTTTTGACCGCCCGGGTGACATCCTGCGCGCCCCGCACTTGATGCCGGGTGGTGACGTCCCACGCGTTGCGGATGCTTTCGCCAGACTGCGCGATCTGGTCGACCAGCGCGCCCTGCAGGTTGGTGATCTCAGCACGGGCACCACTGATGCGTTCTTTCAGGGCGTCCAGCCCAAAGGCATCGGCGATGGCCTGCCCGGCTGCCAGGAACGGATCAACCACCGCCTTGGCCAGCGAGATCGCTGCCAGCCCCACCGCCGCAAAGCCTGCCACCAGCCCATGGAACAACGTGGTGAACGGCGCAATGAACAGCTCAACACGCATGCGTGCATCGTCTAGCTTGGCGCCAAAGTCGCCCAGCCAGTCTCCGGCTTTGTCTGCCAGGTTGCCAAAGTCCACATCGGCCACATCGGTGACAAAGCGCTTAAGCCACTCCGAAGCCTGAATGAACGCGTCAGAGAGGGACGCAGCCAGGCGATCAAGGCGCCCGTCTTTGTCCATCTGATCGATGGCGTCGGCCACGCCCAGCAGCTGCTGCTTGACGTAATCCATGGCGCCGCTGTTGGCGATGCGGTCAAGAAAGTCCGCAGCCACATCACGCAGGTTGCTGACGATACCGGTCAGGCGGCTCATGTTGGCCGCTGCTGATCCTTCTGCCGCCTTGCCAATCTCGGCGATCAGGTCGCGGATAACATCGCGGCCCAGCTTGCCTTTGCTGCTCAACTCCTGCAGCTGCTCGGTGTTTTTGCCGGTGACTTTTTGCAGCAGATCCCACACGGGCACGCCGCGCTCCACCAGCTGCAGAATCTCTTCGCCCTGCAGTTTCTGCTTAGCCCATGCCTGACCGAGAGCAGATGAAATACCGGTCAGCTTTTCCATGCCACCGCCCAGCTTTTCAGACTGGTCAGTGATGGCCTGCAGCGTCCCATCCATTGGATCAAGGCCGAACGCCTTTAGCAGCGTGAACGCTTCGGTCACATCCTGCAGCTGCAGGGGCGTGTCACGGGTGAACTGCTTGATCCACTCGGTGGCTTTCTCGCCACCTTCAATCGACCCCATCAGTGAGGTCAACTGAGTCTGCATACCCTCAAACTGATCGCCGGTTTGCAGCATCGAGTAGATGCCATCGCGCACGAGATTCAGGCCTTTTTGTACCAGGCCGAATGCAGCATTCAGCGAGATATAGGCCGCAGCAAAGGCCAGCACCTGCTTGGCACCGGATGACATTGCCGCCCTTGCCGCATCAACACGCGACCGGTGCTCAGCCGTGGCACGCGATACGCGGCGCAGCTCGCGTTCCAGGCGGCGCACCTCTTCGGTGTTGTCGCCTACTGCTGCCTTGGCCTTGGCCAGCTCGGCGACTAGCCGCTTCTCTTCGTTGGCTAGGTCAGCGGTATCGATACCCGCATCACGGGCAGCAGCCTCCTGATCGCTCAGGTTGGCGTTCAGCGCGCTCACTTGCTTGGACAGCTTGCGGCCTTCGCGCTCGGCTTCTTTGAGTGACTGTGCCAGGCCCGCAGCACCCGGGGATTGGTTCAGCGCCTCACGCAGCTCCCGCACCTGCAAGTCATTCTGCACCAGCGCCTGCTCTGCCTGCTCGGCAGCGCGCTGGGTTTGCTTCAGGCTCTCGGCCAGGCCACGGGCAGACTTGGCGCGGTCAAACTCATCACGCAGGCTCTGGCTCTGTGACTGCACATCTGCCAGCGCCTTGGCCGCTTTACGGGCCTCGGGCGACAGTTCTTCCTTGCCGCGCAGAATGAACTGAATCAGGCGGTCTTTGATGCCAGCCATGCTTTTCTCCGGGCAATAAAAAAGGGTTATCGGTTTTACGTGTTGTTGCAGGCAAGGCGCAGCCTTAAAACGTATTGGTATTAGCTTCGGCTTTAAATGTTGTTATGCTGGGCTCACCAATCCCGACGGAGAGCGACATGGAACAGCAAAAAAATCATCAGCAAATCGAGCAGCAGCCTGTGGCACACCGGCTCATTAATGCTGAAGGCGAAGTGATGACCGACTGGCATGATGGCCCGCCGCCGGACCGTTTCACGGATCTCTGTGGGGTTGCGATGGCTGGTACTCGCGTTGAGCTGGCATATGCCGGCCCCGCCCCCGCTAGGGACGAACTGCTCGTTGCCGCCGAGGCAATAGAGCGCGTCGTTCACTATGTGGTAAGCAAAGCCGATCAGGACGTGCTACGGCTGATCGCTCTGGAGAAACGCCGGGAGGCCATGGCACACAACGCAGGTCAGGGCCGAGTCAGTGGCTGATTCGCTTTCCCTGCTTCACCCGCTCAAAGTTGAGATCGTGGAATTCCTTGAGGATGAACACGATCTTCAATTCAAGGTTGAGTTTCCGGCTCCCGAGTTCTGCACCGCCTGCGGCGCTATTGGCCAGTCGATTCGCTTTTCCAAGAAGCTGACCAAGTACGTTGACCTGCCCATCAGGGGCAAGCGCACGGTGCTATGGGGCATGCGGCGCCGCTACAAGTGCAAGACATGCAGCAAAGTGTTCTCGCCGGCCTTGTTGGACTTCGATGAGAAGCACCGCATGACGAAACGCTGCCATGCCTACGTCATCAAGCACGCCATGACCAGCACGAACTCAGCTGTGGCGCGCGATCTCGGCGTGGATGAATCAGTGGTGCGCAGGGCCTTGCGCGACTACTGCGCCGAAAAGGAGGCGGGATACAGGCCCATGCTTCCGCGTGTTCTTGGCATTGATGAATTACTTGTCGGCGGCAAATACCGGTGCGTTCTGATTAACCTGGAAGAGGCGACGATCATTGACGTGCTGCCCAACCGCAAGAAGGTGGTGATCCATAACTACATCGCCAACATGCGCGGGCGGGACCGGGTCCAGATCGTCTGCCAGGACATGTTCCATCCGTACAAAGACGTGTCGCTAGAGCTGTTCCCTAACGCCACAGTCATCGTCGATAAGTTCCACGTTGTGCGGTACGCCAACGATGCAATGGACCAGATACGAAAGCGGATCAAGCGAGGCCTTACCGCTCCGCAGAAGCGCACCCTAAAAGGCGACCGCAAGCTCATGCTGATGCGCCGGCGTGATCTGGACGTTTGGGCGCACCTGAAGATCAAGACATGGTTCGATCAGTTCCCGGAGCTAGGCACTGCCTATAACCTCAAGGAAGGCTTCTACCACATCTGGAATAGCAAGTCCCACCATGCTGCCAGGCAAGCCTATGACAAATGGCGGCAGCGCATCCCAGCTGAGCAAGAGAAGGACTGGAAGGTCGTCACGACGATGATGGCCAACTGGGGCGAGTACATTTTCAACTACTTCAAATTCATCCCCCAGCGGTACACCAACGCGCTAACCGAGTCGATCAACCGCTACCTCCGCGACGTGAACCGTAACGCGCGCGGTCTGAGCTTCGAGATGTTTCGCGCCAAGATCATGTTCACCTTGGAGCACAAAGTGAAGCCGCCTGAAACCAAGCGGCTGGCACCGTTCCTGGCCAGGGAAATCATGGCGGTCGAGCCAATCGAGGACGAGTTGGTGGATTACGGCGTTCCGATTTTCAGCATCTTGCAGCTGTACGCGAAGCCGGAGACCGGAGTCATCCTCAAGGACGACTAACAAAACAATCAACTACCCAACCGAGGGGTATTCAGAAAGGGCCTAACAACACCCTTTCCCGAATACCCATAAAAAACCCTGCCGAGGCAGGGTTTCTGTATTAAGTGTGTCTTTTCTTACTTGGGCAAACAGTGTGATTCGGATCGTGCCATAGTATTTTAAATGCAGACCCAACTTGAAAGCCGATTATCCTAAGAGTGCCAGTCAACCTTAACGAAAAAATGGCATCCAAGTCATCTAGCTTCAAGTCAACCAGTCTTTCCTGAACAGCTGCAGGCAGTGTGTCTGTTGCTATAGAATGACTGTTAGTTCCATTATTTCTCCCACCAGCAGCAGCTTTTACCTCGCTCCAAGTCATTGACTCGATATGCCGCAAGTGCCCTGCTGTGAATAACCCCCAGCACTCAGCTGCCTCCAGTTTTGACCATCCCCACTCCTCATGCTCTAAATCAAGATGGGAGAATTGCCAAGAGACTTTTTGAGCGTCATATGTTGGGGGGTTGACCATTGTTTTTGGCTGGCCAGCGTTGACAGTCGCACCTAGCTTTGGCTTACCAGAGTGAGGGGCTTTTTTGTATTTAGGTTTTGCCATCAGAGTGAGCTGTAGTACTCCAACATTGACTCGGCGCTAATCACCCTATCGCAGCGCTCCCCGTCAGGTATTCCAACCCTAGCATGACGCCAAGGATCTTCCATATGAGTCAAGTTACTAAGCCACTGCGGGTCTTTATTGCCATAAAAGGAAAGAACTTTCTGAATGCTGTCGACCTCAGCGCCATTAAGATCCCACACCCCTCCGAAGAAGCCGGGCTCTACAAGGAAATTTCCTTGATGGCGATGGTACAAATCACGCACTACCGGCCCGTTTGCCCATGCTTCTACAGGCTCGCCAAACATTAGACGCTCATGCCACACCAAATGCCACGCCAAACTGTAGTAGACAAGCTTCTGTAGTTTCATCGCAGACATTGGACCGCATGACTGCAAAATAAACTCAGCAACATCAAATACACGAGCCATTAGGCCACCTTTTTCCAATCATTTGCTACTTGCAATACCAATAGCGCCAAGGCTTGAATTCTGCGCGCTTAAGCTACGCGGGTCAATGAGCCCTGACGCCTGGTACGAGCGTCCTTAGTTGGAAGCACACGCTCAGATCACGCCCTCATGGAGCCGGCTAGCGAAAACTGTCGAGCACCATCACGCCGCCATATCCATCTGGCAGAACTTGCTGATGCCGGTACCGGTGATGCGGTCATCCGCCAGCGCTTCGCCGGGCACCTCCAGCTTAAGGTACTCCTGACCGAAGGCTTGCAGCTGGCTGACCAGGCCCAGCTTCACGCGATGCACACGCAAACTGTAGGGCGCTTGAGACTGAGCATCGTTGAGACCGGCAATGTAAATCTCCAGCTCTACCGCAGGCGCCGTCAGCATCTGGATGACACTAGCACCGCGCGGGGTGTAGCTGGCTTTGACGCCGGCGCTGGTGATGTTGGTGGTGCTCAACACGATGATGCCGTGCTGGTTCAGCAGGTAGTCGGTACCGGGCACCAGCTCTGTGTCTGACGCGGTTTTCAGCACCGGCGCGACCGACAGGTCCGGCAGGTGCTTGAACGGAATCAACTCGCCCAGCACACCGCCGCAGGACAGGGGTTCATCCACGATTGCCGTGGTGCTCACCTCTGTCACCAGCGAACGGGTCGCGCGGGCGATGTTCTCGGGCGTAAGGTCATACAGGCCGATAGTGGTGTTCACGTCCGTCACGCGGTCGCGCACGTTGCGATTGCCACCACCGCCACGGTAGTTCGGCAGCGCGGTGCGGTTGGTCTGGTAGGAGATATTGAAGACATCGCAGTTGCCGATATCCAGCAGTGCATCCTGGCTCTGGTAGGCGCGGGCGTATGCGATACCCTCGCCGATAAACGAACGATCTACTTGTGCCATGAAGGGTTACTCCCGTTAGGCCTTGGTGGCTGGCTCGGCCTTCTCAGGCGCGGCCGGCTGCTTGGCGGTTGCTTCGGTGGGCTTGGCAACAAACCCGTTCTTGATGGCGTGCGCGGCTACATCCGGCGGCAGATACTGCTCACCCGCTTTGTAGGCCACGACCTTGCCGCCCGCATTCCAGTTGAATGGCGCGGTGACGTTATGCTTCGGCATGAATGCCTCCGGTTATTTGAGGGGTTGTTGGTAGTTGATTTGCAGCTGCATGACGTGGGCGGCCCACTGACGCCCGGGCGCTGGCGGCAACGAGGACTCACTGGGCATGGCAACCTGCTGCACGCCCTGAACCGTCAGCCCCGCCTTTGGCCCTGCCAGCGCGACTTTCACCGCCAGTCGCCCGGACCGAAGCGCCGGCGAGAACGCCCGCAGTTTGGTGACCAAGGTGACGCTGACCGTGGTTTGCTCGCGCACACCGGCTGGGCCGACGCGCTCCAGCTCCTGTGTGTCGCCTGGCTGCAGGATGATGAAGCTGTCCGGCAGCGCGGGATCGGCCTCATCCAGCACCCGCAGTACGCTGTCTTCAAACACCAGCGCGCCAAAGTCAGGCACCGCAGCCAACCGCTGTTCCAGCTCTGCAAGCAGCAGGCTCTGTACGTCAGCAGGCATATCAGGGCCTCACGTAGAAAGTGATCAGGGAACCGTCATCAGACTCGATGCCGTCCAGATGCATGGTCTTGCCGGCAATCAGCTTGACCGGCTCGCCCGCATTGCTGCGGAACGCGCCCTTGCGGTCGTAGCGGCCCAGCGCGCCTTTCAGCACGCAGATGGTGACCACGCGATCAACCGCACCAGACAGATCATTGATGCGCTCGACATCCTGCTCAACGATGGCATCGAGCCCCTCAACCGCAGCCGACCCGGATACGGTGAGGAAGTCGACGCGCCCATCCTTGAGCGAGTCCAGCAGGGTGGCGTCCATGTCGTCCATGGCTGCGGAGAAGTCGCTCATGGCTACTCCTCCACTGCTCCGGCGCGCTTGATGATGCCTTGCCCCAACAGCTCTTCCTCGAGCTCAGGGGTTGGCGGCTGGTATGGCTCGCCCTGGACGTAGGTTTTGCCGGCTTCCTGGATGCAGCCCCAGGCAACCACAAAACCCGTTGAGGCATCCGCCCCGGGCTCAGCAGTGCCAGCGTCAGGGCCGGCAGCTGCTTGCGGCTTCACAGCCGCTTTGCGAGCCATGTCACACCACCTTGGCGAAGATGAAAGCGTCCGGCTCGAGGAAGCCGGCCATGGGCGCGCTTTGCAGCTTCAGCCAACGCGCAGACGGCTCCGGAGTGACCCAGCTTTTCGGGAAGCGGGCCGCTTCCACCATGCCGCTCTCGATTGCGTCCAGATCCTGGATCGCGCCGTAAAGCATCGCGTTGCGGGTATTGCTGGCACCGAGAATCAGGCCACCCGCCGGGATCATCGGCTGCTCGACGTCTTCCTCGTCCAGGTACCACTCGTCGTAGGCATACAGGTCCAGACCCGGGTCATTCAGGTAACCCAGATAGGTCACACCGTCTGGCAGCTCTTCCGGCTTGATCATGCCCATGTCTACGCGACGGGTGTTGAGTTGCTTCATCACCATGTCGTTGGCCTGGAAGGCCGCAACCGCTTCGGCGCTCAGCACTGCAGTGTTGGCAGTCCGGCCAGAGTCCTTGGCGATCTTGCGCTTCCAGGCGCGCAGGTTGGCGATAGGGTCAGAACCATCTGCATCCCACTTGTCAGTGGTGAGAGTGATCTTGTGGTCAGCGGCCATGAGGAAGTCGATGGTGTCATCAACACCTTCGCCGACCACACGAATCTGGCCAGTGGTCAGGGCCTGAGCGCACTGCCACTCTTCACGGCGGATGATCTCGTCATCCAGGTCGCGCAGGTCCGCGCCCAGCTTCTCAGCTGCACGCTGCGCCGGCGGCTTGGCCGCATAGGGTGATTCACCGGCTGCGCGCTTGAGGATCAGGTCGGCAGTGGTTTCGCGCTTGGGCTGAACATACGGCGGCGCGTAGGTGCTGCTGCTGTAGCCTTCGCCAAGCGAGACACTGCCGGGCAGTTTCGGGTGCACGAACGGCGCCATCTTGCGCTTGCCTTTGACGATGTCGATGTCAACGGTCTTTGTGGGGAACGTGCGCGGGTTGGAGCCGTTGAAGAACGTCGCCATCAGGAAGCGACGCGGGGTCTTCATCTGCTCGACGGCTTCGAGCATCGTGCGGGTATCAAAAATATCCATCTGTCGGTGCTCCTATCAGCGGATGAACAGAGAAAGCGGGCGCAGAGCGGCCTTCACGCTTGCGACGGTGTGGCCGGTGCCAATGGTCAGCTTGTCGCCGAGCACGGCGCCGGTCAGCATCACCGGGGCGGGGGCGGGGGCGTCACTGGTATCCACCGCCTCAGCCAGAATCACCTCGGGGTTCTGCGAACCGTCTTCAGCAGCCGCCAGCGACAACACGTACTCATCGTCAGCGGTGACTTTGCCGAGCACGGCGCCGGCAGCCAGGACCATGCCCTGGGCAATTACCACCGAGTCCATGACGACGGGGAAGTGGCCAGCACTAAGCTGAGCCGGCACATAGGTATTACGGATCGGGTTAGCCATGTGGCCTCCTATCAACGACGGTTAGCACCAGCGGCAATCGCGCTGGCGGCGGCAGTCCGTTCAGCGGCTTCGCTTTCCGCCGGCGGGGTTTTGGTTGTGGTGCGGGTTGCATCGGCCTTGATGCCCGCCAGGCTGATGCCACGATCCTGCGCGGCCTTGAACAACTGCAGGGCAGTGGCTTCAACACTGGAACCATCGTCAATGGCCGCTTCGATCTCCTTCTCGAAGCCGGTAGCGGCGAGCGCTTGAATGCCCTTGACCCGGTCGCGCTCAGCGTTCACCGCAGCAGCGGTGATGGCCTTCTCGTCTACCGGCTCAGGGGCGGCAATCTGAATGGTGTTCGGGTCGGTACCAGCAGCCAGAGCCGCCTGCAGTTCCGCCGTGGTCTTTACGGTTGTCATGGTGAGTTTCCTCGGGGTTGCGGCCGCTTTGGCCATTTCAGTGATCAGGCCCTCCAGGGAGCCCAAACGGTGTGCGAGCCCAGCATCTACCGCCTCGGCGCCAACGCGCAGGCCGCCGTGGTCGCCCATCTCGGGGATACGCTCAACATCAACGCCCAGGTTGCGAGCAACCTTGGCGACAAACACGCCAGACATGGAGTCGATGGTTTTACTGAGCACGGCCCGCCCCTCTTCGGTGGAGAGGTCCGGGCGCTTGTTGGGGGCGTTCTGGCTGGTGATGGTGTAACGCTTCTCGCCTTCCTTGGCGTCGCGGATCAGCACCTCGGTAACAACGCCGATGCTGCCCACCAGTGCAGTGTCATCGATCACCAGTTCGCCAGCCGCGCTGGCCAGCCAGTAGGCCCCGCTGGCGACATACCCGCCACCGTATGCCTTGATCGGTTTGCGCTCCCGAGCTGCATAGATCATGTCGGCCAGCTCGTTGATGCCGCTGGCCTCACCACCCGGGCTGTCGATGTTCAGCACGATGCCCTTGATCTTCGGGTCATCGAGCGCAACTTGAAGATCAGTCGCCAGCTCCTGCGTGCTGGTGGCGCCGCTGATACGCGTGAACAGGTTCGCGTAGCGCATGATTGGGCCGGTGACCGGGATCACTGCGATCCCATCCCGCACCGTCACGCTGCGGGCGTTCTCCAGCGGCTTGCCGATCCGGGCTTCCAGCGCTTCCGGCTCACCCTGACGATCAGCAATCGCCATCAGGTTATCCAGGGCGTCAGGCAGCATCAGCCATGACCGCGACGCGGCCAGCTCAAATGCACGTGGCATGGGGTTTACTCCTGATTGGTGTTTGGTGCTTCTGGCTCGGGCTGGGCGCCCTTGGGCAGCTGGTAGTTGCCATCACTCCGGCGCTGGGCAATCTCCCTCGCGCGCTGGCGATACACCTGCTGCCATGGCTCGCCGGTCATGGCTGCTGTTTCCAGGGTTTCGTTGCTGACACCGATCTCAATCCGCTTGCCTGCTGCGTTGGCTTCCTTGAGCTCATCGATAGCGCCACGGGCTGGGCCAATCCACAGTGCCTGGCAGTAGGCCTTACGCTTGAGCGGGTCGGCATAACCGGGCAGATCAATCAGCCCACGCGCTACCGCTTCATCAATGATCAATTCACGGCTGGGCTGACAAAAATCGCAGGTCAGCCACCAGCGGCGCAGGCTGTAAAACCGCCACGCCTGCAACATGGCCGCGCGGGCTGCGCTGTAGCTTGAGCTGTAGAACAAAAGGATCTCTTCAGCGGGCAGCTCCAGCGCCGCCCCGATCTCTTTCACCACCGCCATAAAGAACGGATCAAACTGCGCATTGGGCCGGCCAGGATTAACGGTTGTGGCCTTCTCGCCGCGCCCGAGGTCGATGATGGCGCCCTCGCCCAGCTGGATGTCTCCGCTGTCGTCGTCATCGGTCGATGCTCCCTCCCCGCCATTCACCAGGCTGGCAAGGTTCATCTTTTCATCGTCGAACTCGCTGCTCTTTTCGATGAAGACCGTGAACATGGCCGACACCACCGCAGCCATCAGCTCTGCGCTGCTGTAGCGCTCCAGCTTCTGCAGTGGTTCAAGAACCGGCGCAAGATAAGGCGCACCGCGCTTCTGGCCGGGCCGCTCTTTGTCTGCCATCACGTGAAGCACACGACGCCGGCCAGTCGTAGCGCCAAAGGCTTCCAACGTGTCCCAGCGCAGCTCTGTGCCCAGCGTCAGCTCATTCGGGTAACCACTGCAAACGTGGTAGCGCACAGGTGCGCCCAGCCCGTCGAACTCAACGCCTTCAACAATACGGGCAGTGTCGAGCCCGCGCCCCGGATTGCACAGGCGGTCGGTCTCGATCAGCTGCAGGCGAGTGCTGAACACACAGCCGGTGCGCTCTTCATCCGGCGTGGACACCAGAACGTCGCCACCAACCAGCGACGACACCAGCACCAAGGCCTGCAGCTGGTAGTGATTGAGCGTGGCCTCGGCGTCGCACTCGCGCGGGTCGTCCGCGTAGATCGACCAGATCCGGTCCAGCTCTGCGTTCAGCGCATCGCCCTCTTCCTCGGTCATTCCAAGCGCTGCGTAGTCTACCTGCGCGCGGCAGACCAGCCCGGTACCGACGACATTGGTACGTAGCCGCATGATTGCCGCACGGGCGATCAGATGGTTGCGCATGGCATCGCGGGAGCGGGCCACCAGCATGCTGCGCTCGCCGCTTGCCAGGTCGCGCCGAGGGCTACCAAGCCCGGGAATCCAGCTGACCATGCTGCGCAACATGCGCGACGCACCACGCCAACGGGTCTCGCTCCCACCGCCACCACCCTGGGTAACGATTTTGGGCTGGGCGATATCTTTGGCTAGCTTCAGTGCCTCCTTCATGAGCAACTGCTCGGGCGACTTTTTAAAGATGCCCATGATCAGATCTTCCCGTAGGTGACGCGACTGCGCCCGCGCCCACGCAAGGCGGCCTGTTCAGCGGCCACCTCTCGAGCGATCTGCGCCTCCAGAATCCGGAGGCTCGCCAGCTCCGCGCGCTGGATCTCGCGGTCTCCCTTGCGGAAGCGCTGGCCCTTTTCAAGGATCGTCTTGATTGACGCCCGAACGTCAGCCAATCGCTGTTGTGCATCGGTCATGGTTCACCTCAGTGCGCCCGACCGCGCACCCTGCGTCCTCCACTCTTGGCGGCCTTGCGGGGTATGGGTGCGACGGGCTCTTCGCTATTGAATAGGTTGGGTTGCAGCAGTTGCTGCTCCAGCGCGTCCCAGTCGGCATCACGCAGGATGTGTGTCTTCAAGCTGCGAGCGGCATGCAGCGCGTACACCTCGCAGTCCAGCGCCTCGTTGCGACGGCCAGCCTTTTTCTGCCAGACCATCTTGCTCGGGTTGCGCGGGTGCGGAGCCAGCACCTCGTTGGTGATCTGCTCGTAGTAGTCGCTGCGGATATCGCTATACCAGTGCATGCGGCCAGGGCCGGTGCCTTTCAGGCGCAGACGCTGATCAATCAGCGACTTGGCCTTATGGGTACCAACGATGAACGGACGCAGGCCGTACTTCGAGGCCTTGGTGTTGGCGGCGTTGGTATCGGAGGTCGGCGCAGGCTTCACAAAAATCTCGCGCTCCCGGCTGTCTACCGATGCCCCTTTGACTGCCATGATGTTGAAGCGCATCCGGGCACGGACGTAGGTGTACACCGCGTCGCTAGACGTGCCGTCAGAGCAGTCGATACCCGCTGCACTCACAACCATCTGACAGCCGTGCTCGCTCTTGACCTGAGTCGCCAGCAGCTTGTCCAGCTCAACCCAGACCGGGTCTTTCACATCCAGCGGGTTGCCATGCAGCTCGCCCCAGTACAGACGCCATGACTCCTCACCGCGCCCCCAGCCGGTCATCAGAACAGCCAAGCGGTCGTGCTGGACGTCTACACCCACGGTGATCAGCAGCACACCTTTCGGCGCGGTCAACTCGCCATAGGCTTCGGCTCGGCGCTCAAGCTCGTCGGTCTTTGGCGCGTCGCTCTGGTACTCGTAGCTCTCGCCCTTGGAGCTGTTCACATAGGCGATCATCGAGCCGATGTTGCCTTGGGCGGCTGCGTGCTCGGCCTGCAGCTTCTTCTCCATGAGGACCTCAAACCGCGAGCCGTAGAAGGTCGCGTAGAGCTCATTGAGAATGTAACCAGCAATGCCTCGAAACTCGGCAGTTGCCTCCCAGCGCCCGCGCTTCAGGTTCGCGTTCTTCTGGTTGTCGTCCCAGATCGCACCGCAGTGAGGGCAGGCGTAGTAGCTCTGCTCAGGCCGGTGATTACCGTAGACCTCGTGTTGGTAATCCGGATCCTCCGGGCAGTGCAGGTGATCAAAGCTGAGGGCATGCTCCTGGCCGCACTCGTGGCACGGCACCAAGCCAACGCGCTTGTCTGACAGCTCCAGCTCGGCATCGATGGCCGACAGCCCTTTGATCGTCGGCGTACCGCCGATGATGATCTTGGAGCGCCGGAAGGTCTTCAGACGCTCCTTTGCCAGTTTGATGCTGTCGCCCTGCCCGCGCAGGTTCAGGTTACAGTCGTCCGGCTCTTCTACCGCCACCCTTGGCACCGGCGTGGACTTAACGCTGGCCGGGCTGTTGGAACCAACCAACTTGAGGAAGCCGCCGGGGAATTTCTTGAAGTCCTGCCGCTGCTGCAGCTTGCGGCTGCGCAGGTCGATCTTTTTACGTAGCCGTGGCGTTGCCTCGATCATCGGCTCCAGCTTTTCCGCCACGTACTGCTTTGCAGCCTCGGCTTTGGGAAACAGCACCAACACTGGCGACGGGTCAATGTCGATCCACTTGCCCAGCGCATTACCAAGCACACCGCTTGTCCAAGCCACCTGGGCTGACTTTCGGCCAACAATCTCGTTGACGGCTGGATCGTCCAGCGCCTCAAGGGGACCACCGGGCCAGATCAGATGCGGGGTAACCTCAAACCGATACTTGCCAGGGCGCGCGGCTTCTTCCGGCGCCAACCAGCGATATTTGATTGCCCACTGGATGATCGTCATCCGAGGCGGCGGCGACCACTTACGGCAGACCCGACGCAGCGACTTAGTCGCCGTCTTCTTCAGCAGCCTCCGGATCGTCCGGTTCGTCAAGATCCCCGTCTGACGGGTCTTCGTCATCAGGGTCATAGTTCGCCAGCTCTCGCAGAATGATCTCGATAGGGTCGCGGATCAGTTGGTCATCCACCTCAACGCCGTATCGGGCAGAAAGTTCGCTCGCCAGGTTCTCCGGCAAGGTGTTCAGTAGTTCGATCTTTGCGGCGGTGATCATCGCCTCGAAGCGCTCGACCAGTTCTTCGGCCAGCACCACTTCTTCCAGCTCACGGGCCAGCGCCAGTTCCTCGCGGTCACCCTTGATGCGGTCGAGCCGCTCGCGGGCAGTCTCGCGCTTGCCATTGAGCGCCGCAGCCTGCACCAGCCACTCGATCACCGCGGCGGTGTCATACACGTTTTCATTGCCGCGCCCGAGGCCAACCTCGACCACAGGCATGCCAGCGTTCTGCCAGCGAGACAGCGTGCGCTCATCACGGCCAACAATCTCACCGAGTTCAGCCTTAGTGACTTGCTTGCCCATGACACGCACCTTGAAAAGACGGACACCCCTAAACAAATTTCAGCTAGAGCGAAAACACGAGCCGAATAACCCGTGTAGGGTCCGGGGGGCCGGGGAGGACCCGTAAAAACCAGGACGCCCCAAATCGGTGCGCTCCGGCCACCTACCCCGCGAACCGCTCGATGGCCCGCCCGATGGCGTCTTCCACCAGCGCATCGTTCTCGGCAACCCGCCGGACGACGCGATGGAAGTCAAAGCGGGCCGAGTAGTTAGGTTGCCGCACGAACAGCAGTACCACGGCCAGGGTCTTGCCTCGCCGCTCGGCGATACCAATGGAGTTCTTGCCACGCTTCATCACGAAGAACGCCTTCGCGTGGCCCTTCCTCAACGAGCGCCGGCTTTGGGTAGAGACTATGGTCGAGCCTGACGGGTTGTCCGCGCCAAGCCCCGACAGGATCTGCTGCATGTGACCGCGAGACATGTTGCCGTAGGCATCCAGCCGCGCGCCCGGCCCCGGCGCCAGGAACATGCCCGACGGCAGAATGCCCTGCTCCCGCAGCCGATACTCCGACCTTTTGACCGATCTGCCGCCGCCGTATACCTGCGGCTCAAACCATGCCTCCGGCGCCTGGCCACTGCCTGCCCCGTCCTTCTCGTCCTTCACCCACACCGCCGCTTCTGGTGCCGATGGCTTGGCCCGTAGCAGCCTGAAGGCATTGAGGGTAAAGCGTGTGGGCCGGTCGAATACTCGACTCGCCTCGGTCTGCAGTTGCTTGATTGCTTCGCCGCCGACTTCGTTGACCGCCCAGGCCAATGCCGGGTTTGCCTGCTTGCCCAACCGAGCAAGGTCCGCCTGCGCATCATCCAGGTCGCTGACAGCCAGACCAGCGCCAATCACCTGCCCAAGACCTTGAGCAACAGCCCGAGGATGGCTGGTAGGCTTCGACCGTCAGGCCCGTTGAACCAAGCGAACGCACCACGCACCAGCACCCAAGCAGGCAAGCCAGCGGTTAGGTACACGCCAGCGAATGCCATCAAGCCCTCAACCGTATCGGCCCATGCCTGCAAGCCCAGCCACTGGATGATGAACGCACCACCGCACACAGAGCCGAATACCGTGCATACAAGGGCAACCACCCACTCACGGCGCGACTGCGGCTCAGTCAGGCACATCACCACAAGCGCTGCGGCACTAGCGCCAACGCTGATGCCCAACAACTTGCCCAGGCCAATGCCGGCCAGCCCTGCGGTGGTCGGCTCGCTCATGTCTTGAGTCCTCATGGATGCTCCCGGGTTGAACCTTCCCTGGCGCTGAAATAGAAAACCCCGCCGGAGCGGGGTTTGGAATAGGTGCCCTCAGATGAGGGCGGTGACCGGCAGGGTTGACCGGTCGGAGCGACACAGCACTATCGCCTTTGGCATCGTGACCCGCCGCAGACGCAACGAGACACAACGTACACGCTTTGTACCCCCAGAGGCCCAAGGCGTAAACCGGCATTTAACGCCAGCGTTGGAACGCTGTCGCCATCCTGCGGCAATCCTGCGGCAATCCTGTTTTCGCCCTGACGAGCGGTCATGCGGCACGCTCCCGGTCGGCAGCTTTCTTGATGGCTCTGGCCGCTTCCCGCTGCAACCGCGCACGCTGCTGCGCCAGAGCAATCGCGGGCTCTGCGCGCCGGGCTGCCTTCCGCACCTCGGCCAGCCACTTCGTCCGCACCTTCGCCGCCTCGACTCCCTTGGCCTCTAGCGCCGCCATCATGGCTGCCCCCGGAAGCACTTCAAGCAGATCGGCGTGCAGCCGATTGAGCCGCGCGCGGTATGTGTTGCGCGAACACCCCAGCCGGCGATACTGCTCTACCAGCGGCAGCATCACCTGAGCCACATAGCGCACCTCGGCCACCGCGGTCAGCTCACGCCCCTTCCAGCCCTGAGCATCGATCTCGGCCAACGCCTGACCTACCGCTTCGCTGAGCTGGGTTTGCACCACATGCTGCTCCACCAAGGACAAGCACCGATGCCCGCCAACACCCGGCGCCGCTTCGTCGACGTGCCCCAGGACACACGGCACAGCAACCTCACCGACCGGACTGGCCTGCTGCTGGCCCCACTCCACCAGAATCGCCTCGATTATTGGATTCATTCAGCACCCCCTTGGCGGCATAGTGACGGCTGTGACATTGGTGACGTGAAAAACCCTTTGCAAAACAACACTGTCACCAGTGTCACCAATGTCACATGTAAATAAATTAATACGTTCATGTGCGCGCACGTGTGTGCGCGCGCGAGTGGTGACACTGGTGACACTGGTGACACGCCCGTAATACGCGGCCTCCAGCCCGTCACATACGTCACTGCCCCGCAAAAGCCGTTGTGACATCATGCTGCCTCCTGCTGATTCTGCGCAGATTCCGGGCGCACGTATGGTCTGACCCGCATCGTACTGCCAGGCACACGCTGCTGTTTCTGCTTGATCCAACCCAACCGGCGCAGAATGTCCGCCACCCTGCGCTGCTCTGGCTTGTTCATGCGCGCCATATCCATCTGCAAGCCGCGCTGCAGCAGTTCCATCACAGTCACCTCGTTAATCCGGCCTGACTGGCCTGCGCGGTAGTACACGTGCGGAGCCCTGCCCTCCAGATAATCGACAATGGCCTCCTCCCACGCATCCTCGACGTACCGCTCATCCTGCTCAGCCTGTGCCAGACCCTTCGGATAGTCCCACCATCGGAACCCACGCTGGAACAACACCAACGCCTCAGCCCAGAGCTGGTCGCGCCACTCCCTCACATACCCCACGTCAGCCTTACGGCAGAGCACAGGTAAGAACCGCCGCGCACCCGTTGGGTCCAACAGGTAGGCATCGGCGTTGGTCGTCCCGATGAAGATGCACTGGCGCGGATGGCTGCTGGCATGCCGGTCATAAGGCGCTCGGTACTTATCGTCCCGCCGCGTGATCGACATCTTCACCTGGTTGATATCGGCCTTCGAGAAGCTCTGCATCTCACCGATCTCCACGCCCCAGTTGCCCTGCATGGTCACGTAGAAGTCTTTGGTGGCCGGCGGCTCTGCCGTTTCGAGATACCACTCCATCCCGAACAACTCAGCCACGCAGGTCGACTTGCCCAACCCCTGCCCGCCTTCCAGCACCACCATCTCATCGACCTTGCAGCCAGGGCGCTCGATACGCGCTACCGCCGAGACCAGCAGCCCCTGCCCAACATGCTCGGTGTACGCATTGTCATCAGCGCCGAAAACGTCACGCATGAACGTAGGCAACCGCGGCACATCGTCCCAAACCGGCAGCGCGTCCAGATACTCGCGCACCGGGTGATAGCGATTATCCCAGGCCACCATCCGCACCGCCTCATCAGCCGTGCTGCTGCTGCGCAGCCTCAGCCCCCACACCAACTGCAGCCACACCAACGCCTTGCTGGCATCAACATCGCCCCAGGGCCCCGCTGCGCCCTCTGGCACCGGCGGCGCCCGCAGCTTCTCGATCCGGTCAGCAAACTCGTTGTACGCCAGCACACCCTGCCACTCCGGTGCGTGCTTCAGGATCAGGTAGGCGTTCGACAGCTCTGGCAGCAGCACACCGGCGTCGGTGCGCCGCAATTGCATCTGCCACGCATCAGGATCATCGCCTGCCGCAAGGCCATCGTAGGGGGGGATTGCAGTGTCGGCACAGCCAGAACTGGCTTGTACCCCAGGCTCAGCCTTGCGGCTGGAGCGCGATTTATCCACGTCGCCAATGGGCGGCGCGTCATCACGAACAGAAGGAGCACCCTGCCGCGCTGGGCGCGAATCGAGGCCGAGTATCTTGGCAGCCGCCTTGGTTGCCGCCTTCGCATCGCCGTCATGCTCCAGAATGCGGAACACATCAAAGGCGTCATTCATGTGATCGTTACACAGCGGGTCTGACGCATGGTACGAGTAGACCCGGCCGTCCGTTACCGTCACACCAGGCAAGCCGCTGGAGCTGCTCGGAGCCAGCCACTTGTTGCCCCGCCGCTCATAGCCGTGAGCCGCCAGCAGGCTCTCAACATCCTGCGCACGATTAAACTGCTCGATCACATCAGCGCCGCTACCTCCCGTTACTGGGGGGGCTTTGCGAGCAGCCGGCTTTGCAGCTGATACCGCCTTTGGCGCCCAAGGGCAGGCGCCCAGCGCGTAACGCTTGAACGCATCCCAGTTCAACCACACCGCCAGCAGCGCCTGCGGCAACACCGGCAGCCCTGCATCAGCATCAGGCGCCGTGCGCCAAGTGTACGGTTTGCCAGTGCCTGGGTGGATCGACGGAGGAAGTACGTCCTGCACCAACCCTGCGCGCAGCTCAAATACCGTGAACCGCCTGATCTGGTCGGCCTCTGCTCTGGCATGCGCCTCGCCTGCCGCGTCACCCGCCTCTTTCGCCGCCTTGGCCTGCGCCATGCATGTCTTGAAGATCGACCCGTCAGGGTCGTCTTGATGCGGCCACGTCAGCGAATGGCGGTCAAGCTCCAGCCCATCAGGCACGCGGAACAACAACCTGAAGCGTGCCGGGTTGCCCACCACAGTGGGGCAGCTGTCCGCCATCGCATCCAGATCAACACCCAGCAGCTCGCGCAGCGCATACCGCGTCCACTCCACATCATCCACATCGAGCGAGCAAACCCGGCTTGGGCCAAGCACTACGCCCATGTTGTTCTGCGGGTTACGCTGCCAAAAAACCTCAGCGGCTGCTGCGTCTGTGAGATAGCCTCCGGGCTGGTTCCAGCCCTTGCCTTTTGGTGCCTTCTCGCCTGGATCAATCGAGACCAGAGCCAAGCCGAAAGCATCGATATACCGCCGTGCCCAGGCGCTGATCGGGGCTTCGCGCTTCTCCGTCATCGCGCCCCCTTCCGCTGTTCGTTGATTGATTGGTAGTGAATGCAGTACTCGCACCCCGGCACCGCCTCGCGGCGCTTCAGGGGTATGGCTTGCCCGCAGGCAACGCAGTACGGGTTATCAATAGCCAGCCGGGATGCTTGGTACCGCCGTTCGGATAGAGCATCATCAATCATCTGCTGAGTACCCTCAGCCCCCAGGTCTCCAAAGTCAGGCATGGTCACAACCCTCCATCGCCTGCTCAGCACCCGCAACAATGCCCAAGATTCGCCCGACCAACTGATTCGCGTGGTAACGAAGCCGCTCAACCTCATGGGGCTCCCATCTTGAGTCAGCTGCGCCCTCAGTCAGGCTTTCGACAAATTCGCCCTCCTCCCGCAGCAGATCGGCCAGCGCCCGCAGAGCTTCCCGCGTTGCCGGTACCGGCTGCGGCACAAACGCCAGCGCACCAGCTGGCCGCACTAGCGCAGCAACAAGGCGAGGGTCTTGGGTGTGAGAGAGAATGTCCTCGATCCACTCCGGCGCGATTGGCCGGCGGTCTTTCGGATTGACCACTTTCTGCAGAGCATCCGGGTCGATGCCCATGCTCAGCGCCACGCCGGTGATGCCGGCCCGATCATCACGGCAGGCGCGATACAGCGCAGCCCTGATCGAAAGCACCGGCCCAGCGTCCGGCAACAGGTCCTTACGGCTCATAGGTTTTATTTCCCCTGTAACGCCGTAGCCGCAATGCAGGCGCATGGCCTATCATTGCGGTACAGCAAGTGAGCCCGATTGATACGTGCTGTGTCCAAGGGCTCACTAGTTGAGGAGCGTCGGGTGGTGCCGTGCTCCGTTCCGCAGGGTCAGGGTTTACTTTGGTGAGTGGCCCCTGATTCCTGCACCTTCACTTACCGCTTTCAGCGGCATAACGATCAAGCTGCTCGGCGGCTGGCCTCCTCACGAGGGAATACATCGTCCAGCGTGCAACTGGCCCCTAGGCTATTGAGGGCATCCACTATGCAACGGCTTTCTTCTAACCCTGGCGTCCGAGTGCCGGACTCATAGTTGCTCACTCGGCCCTGAGACCACCCAAGCTTGCCGATGAGTTGCGCCTGGGAAAGTCCTGCTCGATTTCGTATTTCAGCGATCCGATTCATCTGATATTCCTCGATGCGATGCGCCGATCATAACAACGCTTTGTTTTGAAGAGCAACCTCAAATCGATTCCAGTGAAAAGCAGGAAAAAATCAAAACACATAGCACCACCCCGAATCGCTTGCGCCGCAAGCGAAATAAAACATTTCGTGATAAATTGACAGGCACACACCAAGGCATCCAATTTAGTGATTAATTGACAATGAGCTCACTCGGCGCCCGAATTAGATCGCTGCGCGAAGCCATGGAACCAACGACATCTCAGCGCGCACTTGGCGAGATGTGTGGATGGGAAGGCAAAAGCGCCCAAGCAAGAATCGGCAACTACGAAAACGGAGTTCGCGAGCCGAGCATCGATGACCTTAAGAAGATCGCGAGAGCCCTAGGCACCAGCGTTGCCCACCTCATCGGAGAAGAACCTACCCACCCAAACCAATCCGAGTTGATGGCGGACTACGCCCTAATACCGCAATACTCAGCCAAAGGCGCTGCAGGCAACGGCTTTGAAAATGCGCATGTCGAAGTCAAGGGCGAGCTGGTTTTTAAAGTAGACTGGCTGCGCCGAATGCATCTCAGAGCAGAAACACTTCACGTGATATACGTTTCAGGCGACAGCATGGAGCCAACCATCAACGACGGCGACGTAGTACTGATAGATGGAAGCCAGGTGACACCGGAGGACGGCCAAATTTACGCAATTCGCCGCCCAGACGGCGAACTCATAATCAAACGACTCATGCGAAACCTGCCCAGCGGCTGGATCATTGCGAGCGACAACCCCTTGCGCTCACACTACTACGGCATTGAAACAACAGACTCCGAAATGGAGCAGCTTCAGATAGTCGGCAAAGCTGTATGGCATGCCGGAGAGCTTTGACAACAAATTGATTCCAGGTAACCACGCCAATTAACAACGTATCGTGTTGACACACCGAAAACGATACGTTTTACTAGTCGCGTACCCACTCACCAAGGGAACGCGACATGGACACAGCACGCAAGGCAGCATCCCGCTGCCGTATCTATCTGCACCCCACAGCGGCCTGCAACCCTGCAGCCATTGAAGCAATCACCTCACGCACTCGCATGGCCATCGTGGTTGGCGGCAATCGCCGCGGCGCCGAGCTGCGCCACCCCGTCAGCGCCGAAGACCACGGCCCCTGGGACGGAGGTGACGCAGCATGAATCGCCTCACCGCCAACAGCGAAAGCCTCCTGGTACATCAGATCAAAAGCCCCGGCACCTTTCTGGTCGTGCTCCAGCAGCCCAGCGGCGAGCGCATCCGCGCCCAGCTGGACACTGAGCACGACGGCACCCGCATCGATCTGTCCCTACGCGCCTGCGGCACCGTCAACACCACCAGCCTGCCGCTTGTGCAGGCAGACGCCACCCTCAAAGAGCGCGCCAAGCGCTGGATTGAAGACTGCGCCAATGGCCGGTTGGAGCGTGCAGCATGAGCCCGGCAGACCCGCGCAAAGCGGCTCTCAAAGTGATAGCGCGCCACCTTGCAGACGTTCGTCGCCCAAAACTCTACGACCGACACGAGTACGGGTACTGCGGTGGCTTGATCAATATGGCGTTCGTCGCGGGCGCAATCGAATGGTATGAGGCCAGCCGACTGGGTGAACTGCTGACCAACGCCAGCCACCATGCTGAACTTGAGTACCGAGCAGCGCAGGAGGCAACCCATGCCGCGTGAATTCGACCTCGCCACCGCCGCCAAGCTGCTGAGCACTGGCCGCAACCGACTGTGCGCAGATCTGCAGGCCCGCAAGATCCTCGACCAGTTCAACCTCCCCTACAACACCTCAGACGTTGACCGGGGCCGCTTTCGCGTGCAGCTCAAGTCACACAGAGGCAATCCACAGATCAACAATGGCCACGGCCAGATCTACGGCAAGACCTATGTGACCGAGAAGGGCTTGCGCTGGCTCGCCGGCCTGCTGGGTGTTGAGATCGAAGAGGCAGACGACAAGGAGGACGCCGCATGATGAAGCACCTCCCAACCAACCCTGCCCCGCTGATCAACCACGCAATCGGCGCGATCAAGCTGCTGCAGCTGCACTTGGACCACCCTACGGCCATCAACGCGCGCGAAGCCCGCGCGGCCGGCACGGAAGCGGTGCAACGCCTGCAGCAGCTCGATGACACAGGCTTGCGCCTGGCAGAGGCACTGAACATCGCTGCCAGCCACTTCCCCTACCCGCTCTCCGTTAGCGTAGGGATGGCCGGCCAGCGCTACGACCAGCTGCAGGTCATCGTCAGTGACGGCAACCACATCATGCACACCATCAGCGCCAAAACCGTTGACGGCCTGCGGGAGCTGCTGGGCGTTAATGCGCACCCGGCACGGAGTGCCAGCCAATGACAGTACCGGCCACGCTGGAGCAGCTGCGCCGCCGCTACGACCGGCCATGCCTGCCCCTTGAAGAAGTCCGCGCCGAGTGGCTGCCGCACATCACCAATGTGCAGCACCTGCTCAGCGAAATCCGCGCAGGCCGCATTCGCCTGCGTTACACCAAGCTCCACAGCACCAAGGGCACCCCCGTCGTCTACCTCGACGACCTCGCTCGCTGGCTGGAGAGCTGCAACCCCGGCAACACCAAACCAGCCGCCAACCAAGCGGCTATGCAAACCACTGGAGACACAGCACATGAGTAAGAAGACCCGCCCCTTTATCGACACCCTGCGGGACCTTGAAAGCGGCCACCTGCTGGATGAACTGACCAGCATGCAGCACGACCTGCTCGACGCCATTCGCCTGACCAACAAGCAGGGCGAGCTGACCATCAAGCTGACCTACAAACCCGACGGCGCCGGCCAGATGACCGTGAAAGCCGACATCAAGTCCAAAGAGCCCGCGCTGGCTCGCGGCACCAGCCTGTTCTTCATGACGCCCGAGGGCAACCTCACGCGCAAAGACCCTCGCCAACCCGATCTGCCTCTTCGCTCGGTAGAGGAAGAGCCAGCAGCAGCCATGCGCACTGTTGGCGAATAACCGCAGCACAAGCCCACTCACCAAGGAAGCAAACGCATGAAAGAAGCAATTCAACACCTGACGGCACTGGCGCAGGCGCTCGGCAAACCGGTAGACCACGAGAAACTCGCCTACCCGCTGGCCATGCGGCCGCAAGAGCTACACATTGAAGGGCTGGAAGAGCACCTGCCAGCACCAGTACGTATCCGCCAGCACCTGACGATGCTGGATGCAGAGTCATTCATCGCCTACGTGACCCGCTTCAGCACCGCCGCGACCGCCGTGTTCTGCAACGGCCCGCAGGGCCGCACCTTCTCGGCAATCATTGATTATCACCAGCCAGACCAACCCAGCTGGCGCGACCACAAAGTCAGCTATCAGTGCCCAACCACCGTCGAGTGGGGCAACTGGAAAGACGCAGATCGCAAGCGATTCAGTCAGGCGGACTTTGCCGAGTTCATTGAGGACAACGTCAAAGACATCTTCCAGCCCGAAAACGACTCACGCGCGCCAAGCGCGGCCGACATGCTGGAGATCAGCCGCACCCTGGAAGCCAAGAAGAACATCAGCTTCCGCCAGGGCACACGCCTGGACAACGGCCAGGTGCAGCTCACCTACAACGAGCAGATCGATGGCCGCGCAGGCGAGACCGGGCAGCTGGCAATCCCCGAGCAGTTCTACATCGGTGTCAAACCCTTCCTCGGTGGTGATGCGTTCTGCGTGCAGGCCCGCTTCCGCTATCGCATCCGCGAGGGCGCGTTGGTGATGTGGTTTGAGCTGGTCCGCCCAGACAAGGTGTTGGAGGAAGCCTACAACGCCGTCCGCACCAAGATCGCAGAAGGCATCGGCCAGGTGCCGATGTACGAAGCCACCCTGTAACCAATCACCCGCCGGGCTCACCACCCGGCGGGAACTTGAAGGACACAGCACATGACACAAATCACTCAAGACCCAACAACCGTAATCGCGCTACTGATCGCAGCAGCAATCGCCCTGCCATTGATGGTCCTCGCGTATGCACTCGGCAAGGGTAAAGCCCGACAAGACAACCAGGCACTGACCATCGCGTACGATGGCGCAGTGAATCTGCAGCGCAAAACCGCGCAGGAATCGGGCGAAGCCCTCCGAGCAGCAGCTGCCGCCCGCGCCGATCTGGAGCGCAGCAAAGAGAACGCCGCCCAGGCACTGGAACAGCAGCAACTGAACCATGAGCAGGAGCTGCGCGCCCTGCGCGCCCAGTTCAGGCCCCTCAGCGAGCGCGACATCAGCACCATCGGGAAGATGGCCGAAAAGCTGAACCTCGCCGCCAACGCATTGCACGCCACCGGCAGCTTCAGGGAGTCACGTGAAGCCAAGAACCTTGCCTCAAGCGGGTTCCGCATCGCATCCGACCTTACCCTTGCTCGAGCACTTCAGGAGGCGGCATGACCATGCAGGCACCCGACTTTCTAAACGCAGGTTTGCGGCACATGGAAGACCGCGCGGTGACCTATGACAAGCCCCAAGGGGAGAGATCAATGGGCATGACTGTCGCCATGGCTAACATCTTGCTGGCCGACAAGTTACGCGAGCCCCTTAGCGAGGAGGACGGCTGGAACTTCATGGAGCTGCTGAAGCTGGTGCGCTCAAAACAAGGTGAGTTCAAAGCAGATAACTACGAAGACCGTGCAGCCTATGCAGGGTTGGCAGGGGAAGCAGCCTGGGCAGCAAGCCAAGCCTCAACTAAGGGCGCCGCGCTATGAACGCCATCCATCAGGACTACTGCGATTCCATAGCCAAACAGGAACTAATTGCGAACCCCGTTGATAGCGAAACTATTGAGGCGCAGGGGGATAGCAGTGCAACCTCCAATTCATTTTCAGGGCAGAGTAGCGTCTTTACTCATAAACGCGTCAGCGACCCCCTGAAATTTTGCCCGCTCACTCTGGATGATATTGAGCCAGCCGGTAAGATCATCAAATTTTGCTGCACTAACTTCAGCCACTTTGTGGCGAGCGATATCCTGCGTGAGGATTATCCAGTGCTTGAGGCTAATGAAAGACCTGGCCGCTTCGGGCGCAGCAAGCTTCATTGGATCAACTGCTTGCAACTCCGCGATTACAGTACCAAGAATTCTTGCGTCAGCTTCTTGCTGCAAACGAACCAGATGGTCGACTTCAGATGGCTGCTTATTATTCAGAGAACGCACGAAGCCTGGTATTCCGTCGAGAACCGACTCAACCGCCGTTACAGACTTCTCAGCAATCAGCGCGGCCATGCCCATGTAGCGCAGTTCAGCATCAATGCGCGCGTGCGTCCTATGCCTCTGATCAGACCTGGCCAACCAAATGGCAACACCTATAGCAGCTATGGAGCCAAACGCTTGCAACCAAGCCGGGAAAACACCGGAGCTAAAGAAAAGGCCATCCACAGCTGCGGACGCTATCTTAATTACATATATCAGGTTAAACCCAAAGAGAAAGGCAAGCAGACCATAAGCGCCCCCAGCCCACCAAGGCATCGACTCCACTCGCTGGGACTTCCACTCCTTAAATCGCATACGCAGCCTCCAACGCCAAAAAGTTGCGCGAGGCTGACAGAAATCTCGCGCCGCGTCCACGCCGAACGAGGGGCTTCAGATTCATTCAGTCCCTGTACCCATGGAGGCGTGCAAACTGAGCCAAGTGTCCAAACTCTCTACCCAAGCGTCCTGATAAGCCTCTGCCTCCGCAACCAGGAGGCCCGCTTGATCAGCCAACAAAGCAGCCCCCTTGTCAAGGGAATTGAGCATCGACCTGAAGTCCCTGAGCTCCTCGTGCAACTGCATACAACCAAACCAACGATCAAAGTCCCTGTCACGCTGCAGCATTTGCTCCAGCGCAGCGAGCAAAAAGTCGACGGTATGGGCGTAGTGCTCGTGCGTTTTCCAACTGGCCCCAGATGCGTCCTTAGTCCACTGTTCATACTCAACGCCAAAGTCTTTAACACGAATGGTGATTTGGATAGCCGCCTGCCAATTCTTTTTTTCTTCCACAAACACGAGATGTCGACGCTCTCGACGTTGTGTCCAGCTAGTCCAGCTCGCAACTCCCACAGCAACCAGAATAGCCAAGATACTGCCGACAGCCTGAACCCAGGCGGGAGCTGCGCTATTGGCCCAGGGCACCGCCCTGAGCCAGTTGACCAGCAACCCTACGAGCACACCAATTGCTGCCGCATTAATCGTGCTCGAGATCAAGACTTTTGGACCAACTTGTCTTACAGGCTTTCTGTAAATAGCGCTCCACGACATTACTGGCATCCTTTCCTCAATCAGGTTAAGCAACCCCAGGGCGACAGCCGCCACCTGGAGAGCAGGTATACATGAAAACTCTATTCCTTCTCATGGCGCAATATGACGGCCTCGCCATTATCCCGCTGGACAAAGTCTGCGCTGACTATTTCTGCCACCTGAGCGTGGAGAAGCTGCAGCGCAAAGTGATGAGTGCAGAGATCGACTTGCCGATTGTGAGGATGGAAGGCAGCCAGAAAGCCGCGAAGGGAGTGCACCTGCAGGATCTAGCGAGCTACCTGGACGAGCAGCGCCGCCGCGCAGTGGTGGAAAATGACAAGCTACATGGAAGATTCAAGCGCGCAAGCTAGAGCGAGCGACAAGACCACTCAGGATGCAGGGTCGAAACCAGCTAGCGAGTCAGCTAGAATGCGCCCTCAAAGAGGTTGAATGATGACTATTTTTACGATTGGTTACGAAGGCATGAATATCGAAAACTTCCTGATGATGCTTAAGCGTCAGGGGGTACAGACAATCGTGGACATTCGACAGCTACCACTTTCACGCAAGCCGGGCTTTTCTAAGAAAGCACTTCAGTCTCAACTGGCCTCGTCCGGCATCGGCTATGTGCATCTTTCCGCCCTTGGGTGTCCAAAGCACGTTCGAGATCAGTATCGAACAGATAAGAGCTGGGAAAACTACACTACCGGCTTCCTCAAGTACCTTGCATCACAGCAGCCAGCTATAGAGGAGCTGTCGGAGCTCGCAGAGGCCGAGAGCTGCGCCCTACTTTGCTTTGAAGCAGATCACAACTTCTGCCACAGATCGATGGTGGCAGAAGCTGTAAGAGAAAAGTCTGGGGCTGATATACGCCACATTACAAAGCTGGGAGTTAAAAAAGCGAGCCCTGAGGCCCGTCAACCGGCTCACGCTTAGGCGGGTAGATCAAACTGATGATCAACCATTGGTTCTGAAATCGATGCTGGTTTCCCATCAAGAACATCAGATCTTTACTCATAAGCTGCTCTTCTAGCTTCTTCCTAAACGGGTCTTCCCATCGAGGCCCATGACTTCTACGACAATTCCAAAAAAGCATGCTGACCTCCCAGTCAACAAGCTTCTGCTTGCATTCAACTTCACCAACAGCCGTTTCACATATGAATCTGTAGTAAAAATCGAAAGGAATTTTCTTTAATTCTTTAATTTGCCTTCGAGCCTCTGCCTCCGCAAACAGATCCCCCTGCATGTGCTCCCGCACAAGCTTCTCGCGCTCTTCATCCGTCCAGTCCTTGTTCCTGGCATTTACCACCTCTAGGCCGAGCACACGCTTCGGCTTTATGAGCGCCAGTGAGATCCCATCCTCCAAGCGAGCAGCATCTAACGCTTCAATGCTATGAAAGGTTGGGATTTTATCCAGCCAAGCCCAACGATCGGACCACCCTTTCTTGGGGCTGATAACGTCGATGCAGTCAATCGTGTCAACGTAAAGCTTGTGGCTCTCTGGCCGATGATCTTTGGTAGCCTTCTCAACTCGGACATTGATCCACTGCCATTTCTTAAATTGCCGCTCCTCTTCGATAAGCCGAAAAGGAACCGGGTACAGACGGATCATTGAACCGCTTTGTGTTAACCCCGCCACACACGACGTTTCAACATACTGCGCACTGGGTGAAGGGTAGGTTTTAGCTAATATTAGAATTTTTTCGACATGTGAAAATCCCATCACACCCTCCGCCAGCAAGGCTGAACCAAGGATGAAACGCTATGCAGTATTGCAACTGCCGGTTTTTGAGTGCTGGAAATGTTTAAGTCCATGCCAAAAATACCCACTGGTCCTTGTGATATTCGTTTGATACTACACGCTGAGGACATCACCCGCCATTCAACCCTCCGTTCAAGGTTAGAGCCCTGCCGCCCTCGCACCAAGAGACACAGGAGCCTCCACGAACTTACCCAGCCAAGCCCAATCTGCGTATTTGTCCCCCTGCTTGCGCAAGTGCGTATAGCGCCGCAACGAATTCCAGTCCCGGTGCCCAGAAACGCTGGCCACCCGCGGAATATCCCAGTCCATCTCAAATAGCCGGCTCACACCATCGTGCCGCAGGTCGTGAAAGCGCAGATCCTCGATCTCCAAGAATTTGCATGCCCTTGTGAACGAGGCTGATATAGAGCTGGAGTTATAGGGAAATATCTCGTCAGCCAGCCGCGGCATGCTCTGGACAATGGCCCATGCTTCATCGGGCAGGTGGCACCACACATCGTTGCCCAGCTTCTGGCCGGGGTTCTTCATATCGCGCACCAGTACACGCTGGCCAGCCTCGTCCAGGTCAGCCCAGCGAATACGGGTGATCTCGTCTTGCCGGCGCGTGGAGAACAGCGCGAAGGCAATCACCTTTGGCATGGGTATAGATGAAGGCCGACGCTGTTGCATCTCGGAGAAATGCGTCATGAGCAGGTCCAGCTCTTCAAGGCTCGGCCGGCGGTCACGCTCTTTACTGCGTGACGCCATGCCCATTTTGCGCAGCACCTTGCGCGCGTCAGCCATAGCGTGATGATCCACCTCAAAGCCCCAGGCGGGCCGCGCTACAGACATCACCGCACCCAGGTGGGAAAGGTCATTGCCGATGGTCTGAGGCTGCACCGCCCCGCCCTGCTCGCTCCGGCGCCAGTGCGCATACTCGACCAGGCGCTGACTGGTGAGGTCGCTGTCGGCCAGGTCGCCCAGCCAGGTATCGGCAATCGCCTTTAATGTTGCACGCTTGGTTTTGCCCAGCGGCCGCACCCGCTCAAACTCTTCTAGGTAGCGCAAGATCATCTCTCGCACAGTCACACCAGCGCGCACAGCCTTGTCCAGTGCACCCGGCTGGGCCAGCTCGCCTTCTCGCTTTTTCAGCCAGGCGCCGGCGGCCTGCTTGCGCTCAAAGGTTTGGCTTTCCTGATAAACTACTCTGCCTCGGCGCTTGATGCGGATCTGCGCCGTGTAACTCGATTTTCCGTTCTTGCGTTTGCGTTCTGTGATGGTGCCCAT